AAATACTTACCAATTACAATTACTTTGAATGATGAGCTAGATCAGTTCGGTAATCAAGGTCCTGTAGTTGTAGAACAAACTAAGGAAGAAAGAGATGCTAAAGCACCTAAGACTTACCTTGGTAATGTAAAGGTAGTTTGGAGCAATGGAACAAATGTTGAGCCTGCTCCAAGAGATAATCAACCAGCACAAGCTGCTCCAGCGCCTGCTGTTGAAGAAGATCTACCGTTTTAGATGAATAGAGAAGAGATCAATGGATTTGTTGTTGACAAATTTAATCAACATGGCCTAAAAGAGGGCGCAACACAAGGCATCTGCCCGTTGTGCTCTCATACTAGGAAACCTAAAAATCAAAAAGCACAGTGTGCTTCTTATGATTGGGAACGTGGTCTCGGTACCTGTCACAACTGTAACAAAACATTTCAACTTCATACTTATCAACGCAAGGGCAGTAGCGAACGTGTCTATGTTAGACCGGAAACGCCGGCCAACTTTAACGAGGTAAGTACGAATGTTGAAACATGGTTTGGAACAAGAGGTATATCAAAACAAACTCTCAGTGATCTTCAAGTAACTGAAGGTCCTGAGTTTATGCCTCAAACAGGTAAAAAAGAAAATACTATTCAGTTTAACTATTTAATGGGTGGACAACTTATTAATGTTAAATATAGAGATGGTAGAAAAAACTTTAAGCTTTATAAAGGAGCTGAAAAAGTATTTTACAATATCGATAGTATTGTAGGCCACGATACATGTGTTATAGTTGAAGGTGAAATGGATGTTTTAGCATTACACGAAGCTGGCATACCAAACGCAATATCAGTGCCTAACGGAGCAACGTTAAACAATAATAATTTAGATTATTTAGATAACTGTATTGATTATTTTGACGACAAAACTAGAATTATATTAGCAGTTGATGCTGATGAACCTGGTCAAATGTTACAACGAGAGCTTGTTAGACGTCTTGGAGCAGAAGTATGTTACCTTATAGATTTTAATGGTAACAAAGACGCAAATGACTTCTTATTAGAACACGGTGCTAGCGCATTAAAAAATGCTGTACACAACGCAAGACCAGTTCCATTAGAAAATGTATCAACATTAAAAGATATAGAAGATGAACTTAAAGACTTTGTTAAAAATGGATTTAAACCTGGCTTTCAAATTGGGCTTAATAACTTTGATAAAATATTTAGCACATATACTGGCCAGTTCATTACTGTTACTGGTATTCCTAGTAGTGGTAAGTCTGACTTTGTTGACCAGATGGTTGTGGGATACAACAATTTATACGGCTGGAAAACTGCTTATGCTAGTCCAGAAAATCAACCAGTATACCTCCATGCACACAAACTAATGCGTAAAACATGGCAAGATATGCCATCAGCTGGAGATATTGGTGGTAACAAATGGCAAGAGGTTGCTAACCATGTTAATGATAATTATTTCTTTATTGATATGGACAAATATAGTTTAGAGTCTGTATTACGTAAAGGCGCTGAGCTAGTTAAACGTAAAGGTATTAAATGTTTAGTTATTGATCCATTTAATAAGATCAGAGACACAAATGCAGCATCAGATGATGTAAACCGCTACACAATGGATTATTTAGCTAAAATCGAAGCTTTTTGTAAAAAGTATGATGTGTTAACCTTTATTGTAGCACATCCAACTAAAATGTATAAAGGACAAGATGGAAAAATTGAAGAACCTACTATGTATAATATTAAAGGTGGGGGTGAATGGTACGACGCTTCATACCACGGGCTTTTGGTACATAGAGATTACGATGCTAAAACTACTAAGGTTAAGGTGCTCAAAGTTAAGTTCCAAAACCTCGGTGAGAATGGCGCTGAGTCTCATTTTACCTGGGAACCACGCTCTGGCTCTTTCGTTCCACATGAATCAGCAGTGGCAGAAGGTGAGCCGATGCCTTGGGAATCGTAATGGCTTTTAAACGTTGGAACAGGTCACCTAGTAAAAAAACACCTGTAAGAAGTTGGCAGCCTAGTGAAATGAAAATTATTGGTTGGTGCTTAAGTAAAAATATAGGTGTTGCTATAAGTCCTGATTGGAAAAGTGATATGAGTCGATGGCAAATAGAAATATCTATAAACGACAGAATACACAAAGATCCAAACAGGTATAGTGATGAGACTGTTTATGATAAAGTTGTGGAGTATTATAAATACTATTACAATAAATACAAAACAAATACGGACACTAAATGATTATATTAATATGATAAACACAATAAATAATAAAGTATTTAGAAATGCAAATGAAGCCTACGAGTATATACACGACCGTATATTACAAGATGGTATATCGTTTGGAGATACTAAAGCTCTTTTTAATGTTGGGTTCTACATGACAGATCCTAAAGATAGAAAGATAATAAACAAAGAACGTAACTGGAAAGAAGATTATGCTGAAGCCGAATGGCAATGGTATTTATCTGGAGATCCATGTGTAGATGCTTTAGGTGAAATATATGGTAAAGTTCCTGAAATATGGAAACGCATGGCAGATGTAAATGGTAGAGTAAACTCTAACTATGGTTGGCAATGGAAACGTAATCAACAAATAGATTATATTGTTGGTTTATTAAGAACCCAACCTGATACTAGACAAGCTGCTATAAGCATATATGACGCTAAAGAATGGGAAAGCTATAAACACGATACTCCATGCACATACGCTGTACAGTTTACAATGGTACACGGAAGACTTGATATGTGTGTTACGATGCGATCTAATGATCTCTGGTATGGTTTCTGTAATGATCAATATCAGTTTTCTAAACTGCAAGAGATGGTCTCTAAACAGCTAGATATTGAAACTGGTGTATATTATCATTTTGCACATAACATGCATTTATATAACGATAAGATATGACATATTACTTATACCACATACCAGGAAAGAAAGTTGGTGTTACAACTAATCTAAAAAAACGAGTAGAAGAACAACAGGGTTATGGGCCTGGAGAATACGAAATAATCGAATCATCTGATGATATAGATTTTATATCAGCGGGAGAAATAATAATGCAAAAATGTTACGGTTATAGAGTAGACGAAACACCATACAATAAACTTAAGTTTAATCAAAAAGAAAATGAAATGAATATAAACATAACGGAGCAAACAACTACGTTTCCGTATCCTGTAAACAAGCTAAAAGGACACCTTGTAGAAAACATAGGTATGACTTGGAAAACAGAACACGGTGATGTAGTATTGACACACAAGTCAATAAAATGGATAATGGATAACATACAAATATCTAGATACAACGACCAAAGATCTTACGTGTACAACAAGGCGCTTGGTAGATGGTTTGACAACAACAACCCTCATGAAACTAGAACTGGCGGGCTGTTTCCAGTTGGTGCTGATGGTAGAAAGCTAAATGGTAAAGCGAGTCATTTTGATTTAATTAGAAAATGGGCTAATGATAGAGGTTTGTACGAACACGGTGATACTAAAACCCAAGCGTTAAAACTTGTTGAGGAAATGGGTGAAATATGTAGAGCTATACTTAAGGGAAAACACGATGAGGTTGTTGACGGTATAGGTGACTGTGTAGTTGTGTTAACAAACTTAGCTGAATTACAAGGCACAACTATTGAGGGTTGTATAGAAGCAGCTTATAATGAAATTAAAGATCGAACGGGTAAAATGGATAACGGAACATTTAAAAAAGACTAATGAATATAGTTGGCCACGTATTAAAACAAGCATTAGGTATTAAAAAAAATTGCGTTAATGCTATAATAGGCAACCCTGGAGCTGGCAAGTCCTCTACAGTTAGAGAGTTTATGCTTTCTCATAGAAATAATTCAAAAGATGGTTTGTATATTTACTTTGACGAAGTAGAACAAAACATGGACGGTTTAAAAAAGAAATATTTAATAAGAGACTTAAAAGCATTAGCTAAAAACTATGATATAACATCAATAGTTTCTACACACGACAAGGATATAGCTTTAGAATGTGACCATATAATACTTATACCTGGTGGGCAAGAACACAAAAAAATAATAAAATTAAATTACGAAGATTATGTCAGATAGAGAAATTATGGATGCCAAAAACGGCATTGCTGTAAGAAAGTCTTACGGCTTTAGAGACCCAGTTGTTAAACACGTTGTAGATAAGTTTGTGTCAAGATCAGATGTTGGCTACGAAAAGTATGGATCAACATTAGATGATGAACGTAGATTTAAAATGAAAGACCTATATGGTTATTTAACAGATATACAAGAAGAGCTTATGGATGCAATATTGTATATACAAACAGCTAGAGAAGAGATTGAAGAAAAAACAAATGGCTCTCCCTTCAAGTGTACAGCTGCAGATTACGACGATGAAGAAGAGGATTAAAAGAAAGAAAGGTCCTGTCAGAAGTAAAAAGGTTACTTTTGACGGGATCACATTCGCTTCAGGTTTAGAAAAATATATGTATATGGCTTTAAAGAAAGCTAAAATATATGCGGTATATGAAGGAGCAACATTTGTTTTACAAGAAGATTTTAACTTTAAAATTGATTCTTATGAACGACAAGCTAATGGAAAAGGAGATATGGTAAACAGAGGTCAAAAAAAGATACAAAGTATTAAATATACTCCTGATTTTGTAAGTAGTTCATTTATAATAGAATGCAAAGGTAGAGCAAACGAAAGTTTTCCAATGCGATGGAAAATGTTCAAAAAATATGTAAATCATAAAATGAAACATGTGACTTTATATAAACCTCAAAACCAGAAGGAATGTGACAAAGTAATAGAGTTAATAATTAATAAAAATAAAAATAAATGAGAGAATGGGAAATAAGTGTTGGTTTTTATACCGGCATCCTTTTTGGTTTTAGAACCTACGATGAAGAGTTTAAACAAAACCACGTTTTATATATACCTTTTGTAGACGTGTGTATAACACTGTATAAAAAATGAGTGATATAAATAAAAAAATACTTTCAGACTTAACAGTCCACATGAAGTATGCTAAGTTCGTTCCAGAGTTAAACAGAAGAGAAACATGGGAAGAACTAGTAACAAGAAACAAGACAATGCACCAAAAGCGTTATCCTGAATTATATAATGAAATAGAAGAAACATATAGATATGTATACAAAAAGAAAGTTTTACCGAGTATGCGTTCGTTACAGTTTTCTGGGAAACCTATTGAGATATCTCCCAACAGACTATACAACTGCAGTTATTTACCTATTGATCATGTCGATAGTTTTAGTGAGTGCATGTTTCTCCTTTTATCTGGCTGCGGAGTTGGTTATTCAGTACAACATCACCACGTACAAAAACTCCCTCATGTAACAAAACCTTTTGAAGGTAGAACACGCAGGTTTGTTATTGGTGATAGTATTGAAGGTTGGTCAGATTCAATCAAAGTTTTAATTAAGTCTTATTTGGGCTCTAAGAGATCATCTAAGATCAAATTTGATTATTCTGATATTAGACCAAAGGGAGCTAGGCTCGTGACCTCTGGCGGTAAAGCACCGGGGCCACAGCCATTAAAAGAATGTTTATTAAAAATTAAAGGAATATTAGATGCTAAAGAAGATGGTGCAAAACTTTCGACACTCGAAGTACATGATATTGTCTGCCACATTGCGGATGCTGTCCTCGCGGGAGGAATTAGAAGAGCCGCTCTTATATCATTATTTTCAGCGTACGATGAAGAAATGATTTCATGCAAATCAGGTCAATGGTGGGAAACACAACCACAACGTGGTAGAGCTAATAACTCTGCTGTGTTAATGAGACATAAAATAACAAAACAATTTTTTATGGACTTATGGAAGCGTATAGAGCTATCTGGTTCTGGTGAACCTGGTATATATTTTAACCACGACAAAGACTGGGGAACTAATCCTTGTTGTGAAATAGCCTTACGTCCGTATCAGTTTTGTAATTTATGTGAAGTTAATGTAAGTAATATAAAAGATCAAAAAGATCTTAACGATAGAGTTAAAGCTGCTGCGTTTATTGGTACATTACAAGCTGGTTACACAGAGTTTCATTATTTAAGAGAAATATGGCAAGAGACAACAGAACGCGACGCACTTATAGGTGTGTCAATGACAGGAATAGGGAGTGCCGCTGTGCTCCAGCTGGATATGAAGGAAGCTGCAAATACAGTAAAAAAGGAAAACGCAAGAGTAGCAAAGCTAATTGGAATAAACAAAGCAGCTAGAACTACATGTGTTAAACCTGCAGGTACAACATCTCTTGTGCTTGGAACATCTTCAGGTATTCATGCTTGGCATAATGATTATTATATACGTAGACTACGTGTAGGTAAAAACGAACCTATATATAAATATCTAAAGAAAAATAATCCTGAGCTTATAGAAGATGAATATTTTAGACCACACGACACTGCTGTAATTGAAATACCACAGTCAGCACCTAAAGGTTCTATATTAAGAACTGAGTCTGCTTTTGACTTGTTAAAACGTGTAAAAAAAGTTGCTACTGAATGGGTTAAACCAGGTCATAGAAAAGGTAGTAACACACATAACGTTTCTGCAACTATAAGTTTAAAGAAAGAAGACTGGGACAAAGCTGGTGAGTGGATGTGGAAAAACAGAGAATGTTATAATGGTCTTTCTGTTTTACCATACGATGGTGGAACTTATACTCAAGCTCCTTTTGAGGATATAACTAAAGAACAATTTAACAAAATGGTTGAGTCTCTAAAGTATATCAATTTAACTGATGTTACTGAAGAAGATGACAACACTGATCTATCTGGTGAATTGGCTTGTACCGGTGGATCATGCGAAATAACAAGCCTATAACTAAAACAATTATTATGAAAAAAATGTTAATGAGTCTTACTTTAGCTGTACTTTGTACTGTTGGAGTTAATGCTCAAAATCAAGGTGACTGGTACATTGGTGCTGGTGACATCGCTAACGTAGCTTGGACTGAATGGTCTGTAGCTCCAACTGTAGGTTACGGGATAACTGACAAGTTGATGGTTGGTGTAAATGTATCTCAAGCAGATTCAACTGCTGAAATGGTATTAGATGTACATGCAAGATATTTTGTAAAAGGTTTCTTCGCGTATGCTTCTGCTCCAAATATGGATACAGATTTACTATCGATTGGTGTTGGTAAAATGTTTACGTTCCACAAAGGAATATACGTTGATCCAAAGGTTGTATACAACACTAACGAGAAAACAACTAACTTAATGTTAGGCGTAGGACTGAAATTTTAGTATTAACTTAAACAATAAAAATTATGGACAAAGTAATGAAGTATTTAACAGGATTTTTTGGTGGACTAGTATCAATTATGATGGCTATTATACCAGTAACAATTTTGTGGGTATTATTAACAGGATTACCTATTTTCGGAATGGACGTTATAGGAAATTTTATGGGAATAGTTGAAGCTTTAGGTAGTGAAGGTTTTACCGGTTTATTAGCTTTAATATTTATCATGTATTTCTTCCTGTGTGATATCTGTGTTAAAGGAAAGTAAATTATAAATCAATTAAATTAAATTAAATATGAGTTTTAATAAATTAGATTCGTTATTTGACAGTTTACAAAACTGTATTAACGATTGTCAATCAGACGTAACAAAATTTGTAGAGGGAAATAACTCTGCAGGAACGAGAGTTAGAAAGGCAATGCAAGCTGTAAAAGCTTTAGCCCAAGAGGTTAGAGTTGAAGTGCAAGACCAAAAGAACTCACAATTCTAGTTATTTGTTTTTATTAAGAAAGGGAGCTTAACGGCTCCCTTTTTTTATATTGCTACTAAAAATATAGTGATCATCATTACTATATACACTAGCGGACTAAGATCTAATTGTTTTGTTTCCATAATTATATTATCACTAAACAAAGTAAGTATTTAATATATAGTATATTAACAAATTGTTAAATTATACGCCTTAATTCTTTATCATTAATTTTTATCAACCAATTACAGCGTATTTTGTTTTTCCATTTTCTTTGTATGCTTTTAAACATCTATTTCTATTTTTTTCAGGTGATACATAACTAACATGAACCCAATCAGGGTTTCCATCTGTTCCAAACTCCCATATCATTTGATCAAAATCTAATTCACTTTTTATATAGTAATACATTTCAGCGTTTTTCATACGTCCAAAAGTATCGTCTATATCTATAGCTTGACCTTTACAATGTTGTGACTTGGAACTACCACCAATAGCCTTGTTAAGCTCTGGTGATCTAAAAAAACTGTTTACCTTTATTGGTCCACCAACTTCAAGTCGAAGGGGTTCAAATACCTTTTCGGCCAACAGTTTCATATTTTCTAACTGCTCTTTATTAGGTTCATTTTCAATACCTAATCTAGTAGCAGTATTACTTTTTATACCTTCTTTATAGCTAATGTGCTTACTTATCATATCTTAATTTTTTCTCAACAGTACCATCGCTGTATATATATATTAAAACCTTTCTATTAAAATCATTAACAGGTCTACCAAGTATATCTGTAACACCAATTAACTCTCTTTTCCCAACTTCGTATCTTTTTGGTAGTGGACCAACATAAGAACTGTCACAATAATCGTAAGTTAATTGACATATACTATCCCACTCGTTTTCACAACAATATTCATCTACTTCAACTACCCAAGCATAGCAAGGGTCGTTTAACCAGTAAGGATTACCTGGACCAGTAATACAATTAGCATCATATAAACAAGATAAAGAATCGTTAACATTAGCAGCTGGTTCGTAGTTATACGCTGATTGATCCATGCAACCCACAACCACTTCGACACACGAACCGTTATCCGTGTTAGCAAGTGAATCGTAGTTAAGAGCCAAACTATCCATACACCCATAAACATAAGCGATACAACTAAAATCCTCCGTGTTCGCTTGTGGGTTATAATTGAGCATAGAAGGATCCGTGCAACCATATATAAAAGGTATACAAGAATTGTTATCAGCATTTGCTAGTGGGTTATAATTAAACATTGTGCTATCTGTGCAGCCATATACAAACTCTACACAAGATCCGTTATCTGTATTAGCTAACGGGTCAAAATTAAACATTGTAGGGTCTGTACAACCATAAACAATTGCCACACATGAACTATCATCAACATTTGCTAATGGATTATAATTAAAAGCGCTTGGATCCATACAGCCCAACACTATAGTTATACAGCTATTGTCGTCTGTGTTAGCAAGTGGATCGTAATTTAAAGCTAGTGGATTAGTACAACCATATATAAACGGTATACAAGTACCCGGAGTGTTTGCCAGTGGATTATAGTTTAATGCAAAAGCATCCATACAACCTATAACAATTGGAACACAACCTCCATTATCTACGTTAGCACTACTATCATAATTAAAAGCTAAACTATCAGTACAACCAAACATAGCTAATGTTTCACAACTGTCTTGTATATTAAAATCTGTGTAGTAGGCATTAGCAGTATCAGTGTGATATTCTAAATATGCTGGTGATATACAACCAGGATAATAATAACAGTCATCAGCGGTGTTTGCACTATCAATATAATTAAAAGCCAAAGTGTCCAAACAACCTTCTACTATCTCTTCACATATATTACCACAATAAGTCATTCCTTCATATAGTATAAACGGAACTATAAAAGGAGGCACAACACTTATAGCGGTATCACCTTCTGGACCTATTAAAGTAAACCCACATTCTATTGCTGTTGATTGTGCTTGTTGACTAACAAATAGTTTAGCACCAACCTCAGCTGGTGCATACAAATCCAATGAAAAAGCTTGATTAAAGCTATTGTTGTTCATGATAAAAATAGAAGTATCATCATCTTGATATATCTCCAACCTAGTACCAACCCAACCGTTACCAACAAGATCATGTAGTATTAAATCATAAGAACACTGATCGACGTACTCCATTGAATTTGCTAATGAATCGTAGTTGTACATTGTGCTATCAGTACAACCATATATTTTTAAAGTTACACAGCTACTGTCATCTATTGTAGCTAATGAGTTGTACTCAACATAATCATCATCTGTACAACCATATATCGGAGGAGGTGGTATACAAGTGTCCGACAGAAATACATGACTGGAATCTTGCCCAAAGTTAGCTTCTGTTCCATAAACTAAGGTATCGCCACACTGTATTACGTAGTAAGAACCATCTTGACCTCCCCATAAACTACCCTCTAAACCATCTCCGTAAAGATCGTATATAGTAAAAGTTAATTCACCTATAGGTAAACAGTTTACTATTACTTGTGGTTGATAGTCAGGAACATTTGTATAAGGACCTCCTGCTATTATAATATTGCCTAAAGTATCTGTAATATCCCAAGAAGTTTCTTCTGGATATTGATCTAAATTAATTAATATGAATGTTTGCTCACATATCGGTGGAGTAGGTGGTGGTGGTGGTCCGCAGGGTAGTATTGTTATAGTAGTATCCCTTAAATAAAAAGAACCTAATACTGGGTCCCAATTTATTATTGGACCTTGACATAAGTTACCCATTTTAAAATGAGCTGGTTGATTAGAAATCCAACCATCACCAAAACTATCTGTTAGAGAAACAGTATAATCACCACTCCAAACAGCTATTGTTGTATCTATATATTCATAAGGTACAGTAGGTTGCCAAAACATAGAAGTATCACCGAGACTGTCACTAACCATAAAAAAGTTAGATTCAGACGGTGCGTAAAAATCAAACTGTACTTTGAAGTTAACCCATGAGTCTTGTGCTAATATACTTAGCGGTAATAATAATAGTATTAAAATTTTTTTCATTATTTTTCTTTGTGTTTTTTACAAAATGCAGCCGCTGCTTCTCTACTACCAAATCCCCACTTTTTTAAAGCCATAGCATAAGGAGTTGGTTCCCCAGCGTCGTTTTTCATTTTACCACCCATACCCGCAAATCTACATGCAAAACTAACTCGACGTTTTCCAGTTCCGCTAGTTTGTCTATCACCTAACGTTTTACCAGTATCGCTTTTATGTTTTGAACGCATTTTTTTATTACGTTTAGCATAAGCTTTTTCAGTTATTTTTAACGGATCTACAGATTTATTATTATACGCCATAACTAAGCTTTTTTACAACTACCTTTAGCACAAGGTTTTGTACCAGGAACTCTTTTATAACCGTCCCAACAGTTACAGTCCTTTGCTTGTAAAGGAGAGTCTTCAATTGCTTGTTTTAAGTGCCCTGGTAGTTTGTGTTGTTTTCCGATAAGTTTTTTCATTAGTGGGCTTTTCCCCACCATTTTAAAAGGTTTGTACATATTATTTGTTTTAAAAGTCACTCATTAATAATTCATCTATAATTCCTTGCATATCCTTTCTAGTTGCTTTCATGCTAAAAGATATGTCTGCTTGAAATCGTTTTACCTCTTCACCGTCCTTAAATATTACAACGGTTGGCACTATAACAATTTCATGTTTTTCTTGTAGTTTTGGTGATTTAGCTATGTCTACATAAACTATATCACAGTCTGTTAACTTACCTATGTAACTTACTTTATTCGGGTCATTCCACTCGGCATTAAAGTGTGTTACAACAATCTGGGCACTAGCATTTACACTTAGTGCCACAAAAAGTGCTATTAGTATTTTTTTCATTTAATTTTATCTTAGTCGATCTATTTTGTCTTCAATACGTCTAATGTCTACTTTTAATTCATCTACAGCTTTTTCTGTATTTTCTATAGACTGACGTACATTAACGTCTTTCATGTTAAACTCCATTCTAGTTACGTCAGGTTTAGGCAACTCTTTAGCTTCAGCTATATCAGCCTGTAAAGCAAACCACATTCCTATTATTGCCGCCATAGCGAAACCTACAGCTATCATTGTTTTTATACTAACCGTAAAGCCAGTATTTTCATTTAATTCTTTTGCCATTATCTTATTATGTAATTTATCCCTAACTTAAAGTCATACCACTCTCTATTCCAATACTTGTTATATTTACCTTCTGTAAAAACACCTAATCTTTTACTTAACTTTGTGCCAAAAATTATACCACCAGAATAATCATACCATTGACCACCATTAAAATTGTGATAAGAAAATTCACCACCTTGATCAACGTGCCAAGGCATTAAATTACCCCAAGCATGTGTCCAAAATGATTTTGTGTAATGATAGTAATCAAAACCAACAACTATAGAATGTTGTATCATTAAGTCTAAAGCGTCTCTTTTCTTTTGAGTGTAATTAGCTAAAACAGTTGGTATAACAATTTCTTCCCACACCTCTACGTTTGTAGCCACTAGGTTTCCATTTGGATCAAAATACTCAGAATTAAAAACATCAACGTTATATCCCTCTTGCAATGCTAAGTAAGTATAGTGTATATCTCCATTGTCTAATTTCCACTCTTCTAAAGGATCATAACCGTAAGGCTCAGAAAGCCTTTGTGCAGCTCCAATATTAAAAGAAAGCTTGTTGCTAACTTTATACCTATACCTTTCAGACGTTTCAAAGTATTTAATATCAGCAAAGCCATCTTCTAAATATTCACCCTTTAATATATACTTGTCATCAACAAACCTAACAAAATGGTGTTGATCAACATATTCATTACCTTGTTGTCTTGTGTAATCTATTTCAAATAAAAACTCCAAACCTTTTACTTTACCAACATTTGCACCATCAGACCAAGATGTTTCTGTGCCATCGTAAAATGTTTGCGCTTTATTCTCGTAACCAAATCTAGCAATTTTTCTAACACCAAAAGCAACGTTGTAATCAAAAGGGGTTTTTACAGTTGATGTCTCCAACCCGTTAGTAACGGAAAATGTTTCAACATCAGATATAGAAGTACCACCACTTGCAGCTCCATAAAAGGTTGCAAATTTAAAATACTTCTTAAAATCTTGTGAGCAACACTCTTTTGGTGCGGCACAAGATACCAACAAAGTTAGCAATACTACTATTAGTTTATTCATACTTTATAAATCACTTGTAAATTTCAAATTTTACTGGTGAGCATAACACTTACCGTTTTTATTTTCAGTTCTATTTTTACATCTAGGTCCTTTACCTTTTCTTGTTCTAGCCGAGCACTGAACTTCTCTAGCTTCTCTCTCTTTTCTTTCTTTTTCTTTTTGTTTTTTCTCTTCTAATCTTTTAGCCTCTCTTTTCTTTTTTCTTTCTAGCTCTTTAACTTTTCTAATTCTTTCTGTAGAAGCTTGAACACCCTCGTTTTGAACACCTAAATCCCAAGTGTTCCACCCCATCATTAAAGCTATACGTTGCCAAGCCTCATTGTTTTGATTCATGGCTTGTTTGATATTATTGGTTTTATTAACTATTCTGTCTAAAGGAAAGTTTGTTATAGCAGAAACAGTGTTACCAATAGTTTGATACATAGGATTATCTATAGTTAACTTATCCATCTCGTACATTTCGTCTTTTTTAAACTTGTATGTTGTTAAACCAGAATATAATTTTCTTGACTTAGATCCAATAGGTGGTGATAAGTTTAATCCTTCAATTAATACTCTAGCGTAATCAGCGTTACCTTTTCTTTTGTCTTCCTCTATAAACCTCATTATCATGTTTTTCAAAGTAGAAGCGATTGCTCCATAAACACCGGTACCTCTAAGGAAACCATCTAACATGCTATTACCAACTCTCATAGTTGATGTTCTTTGTCTTTCTTCGTCTTCTTCATCATCAAACATGTATTTAAACATTGCTTGTTGTAAACTAGAGAAAATCATATTTTGAACAGCTCCGTAATATAAAATCTTAGATATGTTTTGTCTATCACTACCCCTTCTGTTTATTAAGTCTAATGCTGCTTTTTTTGTTAACCTAGCATACTGCATTGGTGTGTTTTGAAAAGCTAATATAAATCTACCTAAAGCAGAGGCTTGTTGTTGTGATATTAAGTCTGGTCTTGATGACTGTTGAGTTTCTTCAGCTTTTTCTTGAAAATCTATAAAAGCTTGTTGTTCAGCCTCAGCTCTTGTCATTCCCTTTTTAATTAAAGCATCAACTCTATTTCTATAAAAACTAGCGCCACCTAAAGATATTGCAAAACTATCTGCTATTTGTGTAGGTAAAAAACCTAATCTTAATAAGTGTTGTAATATTGCTTTTGGATTACCCTTGTGTTTTCTAGCTACAGCCGCTAATTCGTTTTGGTTTATATCTGTTTTTAAACCAGCTCGTCTTTGTTTCAGCATGTCTGAGTTAAATAACATAGCAAAGTCTTTCCAAAACTGTGGTTGGTTAGCAAAAGCTTTGGCAGCTTTAAATATATTATTATCACCAAAGTTAATAAAGTTAACCGTAGATAAAGTCTGTAATACAGCTGATCTAGCATTAAAGAACATGATAGCACCAACAGAATTATTAATCCAATTAGCAAAAGAGTTTACTAGTCTGTTGGAACCAAAGTTTCTATTACTACCATTTTCCATACGCCAAAGCATATCGGTTAAAGCTTCTCTAAATCTAACACCAAACAAAGCTTCAATCTTATTCATGTTTGGACCAACTAGTTTTTTACCTTGCCACTCTCCAAACACTTGTCTTCTGTTTTCTTTAAATGGCTCTAAAAATTCTTCTCTTCCTATTTTTTGAACCATACTACTTAAGTCTGATCCTATAGTTTCTGTAACCCAAAACTCACCTGGCTTTGAATAACCGTTTTCTTGTTTAGAAATCATACTAAGATCGTTAGCGTAAGCTAAAGCATCTGGATGTTTTTTAATTGCTGCTATAACTCTGTTTTTATCTGTTTCAGATAAACCAGGTATTTCGTATCCAGCTCTGTCCCAAAGTAATATTCTAACACCTTGATCGTAAGTAAACTCAGTTCCAGGTAATGTTTTTGTTAATTTGTTGTGGAAAGGTTTATGTTTCTTTTTTACAGTTCTATAATCATTAGTAAGTGCTTGCTGGGCTTTATCAACTTGTCTTTGTGCTTTAGCAAATGGATCAATTAATGTTCTTTTAAAGAATGCTAAATGACCTTCACCTTGTTTTCCTTTTCCTAAAAAGTTATAAAGTAAACCTTTAAAATCTTCAGCTGATGGTGGTATAAAGATTCTAAACATACCTTTACCTTTACCTCTTTGTTTACCTTTAGCTTCTGAAAATACTTTTTCTTTACCAACACCAAAGACGTCTTCTAATATACCATTAAACTCAACGCTTGGATCAGCTTGACTTAATCTAACTTGTGCAGCTTTACCTTTAATATCTAATTGATCAATTACATTTTGAACAGCCTCAACATTTGGCAAAGCATCGTCAACAAAATACATATCATTATAACCCTCTGCAAACTTACCTAACATCCACTGTGCTTTTGCTTCCCCAGTGCTGTTGCCTAAGCCAGTAATATTTTCTAAAGGCATTTCTATACCTTGTTGTTTTAACCAAGCTTGTATTGCTGGTGCAGCTTCAGCTGGTCTTGCCGTAAGTATATAGTTATTTTCTATACCATACTTTTTAATTCTGTTTCTAAACTTTTGCATTAACGGTCCTTCAACACCACCTTTCACATTTATAAAATCACTAAAGTCAAAATCGAAACCTTCAGCGGCGTATCTTGGCCCAAGTATAGGCCAATCAGCAGAACTTATAGTTACGCTCTCGCCATCTTTTGTTGCTATTATTTTATTTTCACCACCATCAATTAACGTTTCATCAAAATCAAAAGCGCTCATACCTCTACTTTCTCCCTGAGAAGTTCTAACATTTTGCTTAGCTTTATCACTAATTTTTAAATCTAATCTTGTTGATTGTGCTAGGCTTTGTACCATCATAGATGTTTTAGCATCTATTAAACCTGAAGCTTGTTCTCCAGATTTTAAATCAACATAATTTTTTACTTGATCATTTATGACATAATTCCTAGCATAACCTAACTGACTTGTTTTGCCTAACCTATTGTCTTGTGTATCAGAATCAATAATAGGACCTAAAGCTTGGTCGAAAGTGGCTAGCAATAAATCCATTTCATTATCATGCTCTAACAATATTTGATTTCTAGCATCTACATCATTTACGCCCCTTAGCTTACTAGCTAATTGTAATGTTTGTTCAAAAATTCTATTTTGAAGAGGAGCGCTTGGATCAATATGCTCTCCTTTACTATTTAATAGTTCTCCAGTTTTTCTTAAATCACCATTAGATAATTCAAAAGCTCTTTCAAAGTCTGGGTGGTTTCTATTTACATTATCTGTTTTTGTTGTTGTTGGTTTTCCAGTTTTTGTTAAATAAGGAGCTTGTGAACCGTCAACAACTTTAACCATGCTTAAGTCTGTTAAAGCTCTAAAACCATTAACATTGTTACCAGCCATTTGATATATTAAAGCTGCAGCTGTAGAAAAACTAGGATCTTCCTCTACTAAAGCGGCTAGCTCTTTAACTAAATACTTAAGCATTTTTTTATTAGCGTTGTTAGCAGCGTCAATTTTAGGTTGTAATGCTCTTATTTTAGCTCTTTTTTCTTCGGCTGGTATGTCAAGGTTTAAAACATCTTGAATTTCTTTCATTAACCCATACTTAGAGTTTAACAACTGAACATCTTTCATCCAACTAAGCTTAGGATCATTTTTTGCTTTTGCTATTTTATTATCAATAGCTTGTCTTGTAGAGTAAAACTCACCAGGTTTTCCAGTTGATCTTTTTTCTTTAGCACCGTCTAATATTCTAGGGTTATTTAAACCAAAGAAAGTATAACCACCTATAGCGTCTAAAGCTTGACCTGGTAGTCTTTTAACCATACCTAAAACACCTCTATTTAATTGTTGTCTATGGTCACCGTTTTTAAACGTAGACGAAGCGTTTTCAATATAATCATTTTTATAAGCACTGTACTCGTCCCCCCAGTTTGAATTTTTAGTTAAGTATATATAACCTTTTGTTTTGCCAAACATATTGTATAAACCTGTAGCCTTAAAAGCGTTTACTAAATGTGGGTCATAACCTTGTAGTAAATGATCTAACTCTTTATTTTCTTTTATACCACCTTGAGGAACTTGCTGAACAATATCTTTTAACATGTTGTTTAAGTCTTCTTGTATAGCATCTCCTACTAAGTCGTTAGAAGGTGTTTCACCTTCGTAACTAAACTTAGCGTCACCTCTTTGCATTTGTCTACCTATTTCCTCAACGTAGTTTTCAGCTAAAATTCTATCAAATAAGTCTTGTCGTCCTTTAAATATTTCAGACATAGGTCCATCGTTGTTTAGATCATTTTTAAACGTCTCTAAACCATATTCTTGACCTATCATTAAAGCTAACTTATCTAAACCATTTCTACGCATATCAGTCATAGTTTCTCCTTTAGCAAACTCACTAAGCATTTCTGCGTTTGAAACTCTAGTGTCTGCGGCTGGGTGTCTTCTCATAACTTGAGGACCAGAGGTATTACCTCTATAAGGACCAACGTCTGCAGCGTTCCATCTATCTATTTTTTTACCTTGCCAATCACTAGTCCAGTTAGGAGTAAACGTTGTTGTACCATCATCATTTTTAACCCTAGTACCACCAACAGATTTTTGAACAGTTTTGGGTAGGTTTTTTGCTAACCAACTTGTCGGCGCTGATCTTAATATAGATAATCTATTTTTTGGATTAGTTAAAAAAGCCTCAACTTCAGCTTTTGTTTTACCAATAGTGTTTAGTATAGCTTTATGTATAACACCATTTTTCTCACCAAATGCTTTTTTAAGTGCAGATATTAAAGGTGTTGTAAATTTGTTTTTAGAAATCTCTTGGTCTACAGCGGGTAGTTTAACACCAATGTCTATTAATATTTGATCTACTATATTTTGATTATCTTGACTTGTAACGTCTAAATTTTCAGTCAAAGGTAATTCAGGGTTTGTTATAGATTCAGCTTCGTTACTAAAAGCGTCTTCAGCTGTAAGGTCAGACTCAACGCCCTTAGCGTCTTCAATTTTAACAGCTATACCCATACCGCCCTTATCAGTTATAGATTGTATACCCAGCTCACTAGCAATATCTTTTGATCTTTCATTTAGTAAAAACGATACGTAACCATCTAGTTTCATACCATCTGTTTTGTACTCTTTACTTATTAATTCCCAAGCTTTTATTACAGCCGCTTCTTTAAACTCATTTCTAGTAACACCATTTCTAGCGTCTGGAACTATAGGATCATATAGTTTTTTAGTTATAGTTTCTACAATACCACCTATTTCGTTTGCTAACTCTGAGTCTAAAACTGTATCGGCTAGCTTGCCATCTGGAGCAAAAGTTAACATGTCTAAAGCCATAGCTTCTGCATCAGCTTTTGTTGGTACTCTCGGCATACCATCATTATCTACGGCTCTTTGTTCTAGTTTACCCTGTAAATCACTAGACGTTCTATATCCTTCTTTAGTTCTATCAGCATCTTGTTCAGCTGCTTTAAGTTTTCTTTGTTGTAGTAAACCAACTTCTCCTTTTTCAAAACCAGTTAAGTAACTACCCATCCAAGCTGCAGCGTCGTTTTTATTATTTATTTTAAAGTCACCACCTTTAATACCACGCATCCTGTTCATGAAACCAGTCTGATCTTGCTTCTTTATTTGGTTTAAATATTTTATATTTTTATTTTGACGAAGTTCGTCTTGTACAGACTTTGTATACTCATCTTTAGCTTCCGGTGTTTGATTTTCAAAAGGTAAATCAGGTATATATCTACTGTCGTCTGTAAACTTACTATTTCTATCAATAACATCTTGGTGTATAGAAGGCATGTTTTCCGTTACGTATTCATTTAAGTAACCAGCATAACTTTCTCTTTCAGACTCACTCATAGCTGTATCATCAATAAAGTGACCTATTTCATGAGATATAGCGGTACCAGCTAATAAATTACCTTGAGCAACAGCTTTTTGTGTAGCATTTATTTCTGTAGTGATGTATTTATTACCTAGAATAGCTGCTTTTACTTTTCCTTGGTTTATACCTTGTATTATTTCATCAGCTTTCTCTTCTGTAATAAAACCATCATCTACAGCTTTGTAAACTTTTTGTTTCAAATCATCAAGCCCATTAGCCTCATTTATTTCTAGACCTTTTAAACTCTGATCTTGTAGCATGCTAGCAGCACTAACCATACCTTGTTGAGCTAAAACTAAAGCCTCACCTTTTCTAGCATTAGCATATTGACCCACTCTATTGTATAAAGCGTCTTCAGCTTTTTTCAAGTCTGATGGAACTCTTTTTCTATTGTTTAAAAGCAACCATTCTGCTTTAGTTATACCATTACCTTCATTATCAGTGTAGATACTTCTCTCTACACTTTCCTTCATCTTTGTATCTTTCTTTAGTTTGTTTACTTCTTTAGTGTCTCTTTTTTCTTTTAACGCTTCGTTAACAGCTATAGCCTTGTCTTTAGCACTTAACTCTAAAAACTTAGGGTCTTTAGCAATTAGTTTTTCAGCCATAGCCACGCCTTCAGGTCCAAACAACTTGTGTACAACACCTTCTGATTTTACGCTACCATCATTGTTGTATTCTACAGTGTGAGCTGTTTTATCGTTTCCATAATCAAAACTACCTTTTTGTTTTGCTATAGAGTCTTTAGCTATTTTTAATTTAGTTTTAAAGTCTCTTTTTTCAGACATATCCAAACCAGAAACATGCTTGTCTATTTTTTGCTCTATCACGGCTTCAGAATCACCAGCCACAACACCAGCCTCAGCATACAAACCTTGAAGGTTTTTATTTGAAACTATAATTTCTTGAACTGCGTCTGGACCTAACATTAAAGCATCCATTTCAACCTCTTGATTAAGCTTAGCCATTTTTCTTATTTGCTCAAGCTTAGCATCTTGTAAAGCTTTTAAGTCTGCTTGGAATTTTTTTGAACCAGGATCTCCTTGTAAATTATTTATAGCATTATCTATTTTTGCAAGCTCTGGCTTTACTTCATTAAACCATGTGTTTCTAACATCTTTGTTTGCAACATGAGCTATTATATTACTATAAGCATTACCAGTAACAGCCATTGGTCCTGATGATATTATAGTAGAGTAGAAAGTTTCTTTAGCTTCTGTTCCTAAATCTTCCCAAACATCATCTCCAAGTATAAAAGCATCTCCTAGTTTATCAAAACCTAAAGCCGCAAATTCCTCAACAAGTTCACTACCAACCATACCACCAGCTCCAGCCGTAAAGTTTAGTAATCTACCACCTATACCTCTAACCATTTGATCACCAGCGTTAGAAGTAAAAGCACCAGTCATCAACCCTTTAAACTTCATAGCATTTACAGCGGTACCAGCAACAAGCATAACACCAGCCTCAGTAACACCAGCTAAGTTAGATGCCCAGTTAATTTGCGAAGAAGTTAAACCACCCATACTTATGGTTTCGTTTAGTGCTATCGCTTGTTTCTTATATTCTTTATAACTTATATTTCCATCTTTGTAATGCTTTTCCAACTCTTTCAAATCAAGCTTGGCTTTATCAGCCATTTCATTTCTTTTTTCTAAAGAAGATCTTTTACCACCAGCACTACTAAGACCATATAAACTAGCAGTTGTAGCTGTTGCACCAGATATTCCTAAGACAGCACCACCAGGAACCACAAAACTTGAAGCTGTAGCAATTATCATATTACCAGCTTGTTGATTAAAAGTTCTCCAAGATGTAAAACCTACTTGATCAAACTCTCTAGCTTCGTCCATAGTTAGCTTTGTTTGAAAAGCAGACTTAGCGTCATTAAAATTTTGAGATTGTTCTACAGCCCAGTCATTACCAAACGCAGCTGGTATGTTATAACCAAAACTTCTAAAACCATCAAAAAAGTCTTGCCATACTATTTTACCACCATCAAACTCTTTGTTTACTAAAGCTTTTAACTTGTCGTTATCTTCTGTCTCGTCTAAATGTTTTTCTCTCCACTGATCAATTTTAGTTTGATACTCAACACCAGCGTTCTCAGCTGTAGATTTTAAAGTTCTACTTTGTTCTAATAAACCTTCTAATTTTTCTTGATAATACTTTTGTTTTTTAGGATCTGGATGTGTAACTACACAAGTTTGATTATCACCTTCTCCGTATATCTCAACACCACAGCCATCTTTTTTCATGTTTAAGCTAATGTTTTGTAGTCTTCTTTCTAATACGGCAGAATCATTATTAACTTGATCAACTAGTTTTAAATAACCAGCCTGTAATTGCTGACCTTCTCTTTCTATTGATTTACTTGTTTTATTAACAATGTCTTTAGCACCTATTCTTACATCTATATTTTCATCATGACCTACAAAAACTTCATAAGCTAAATCACCTTTACGGTTCGCTATAGTATTTTTCTCATCGTTTAACCTTTCAGATGACAATGCTTTTTGGCTATTAACATACTTTTCAAGCTCAGCGTACTCCTCCTCAGATATTTGACCCTTCATATCCTTTAAAATATTGTCATATCTTTTTTGCTCCCAACCATCTACTGTTACTAAACCTTTTACCATTGGTGGTGCGCCTTCATAAGTTGCATATACGTTTGGCACCATTTTTTCCTCTTGTATAGGTTTTTCTAAATGAGCTTTAATTAACACTTTTGATTCTTGAGAAAACACAGGGTTGTTATCAAGATCAAACATTACATTTTTTCTAGCTCTACCACTAGTCCAATAACTTTTTGTTATTTCATCATCTGAAATGGTTGCTAAAGTATCATCAATTTTTGCTTGCCTAACATTTATACCTTCTACTCTTTTACTAGTGCTAAGATCATCTATTTTATCATATTCCTCTGGGCTTAAGTTATCATAAAACCACTTAGTCATTTGGTTAGCGTCTGTAAATACAACTTCACCATCAGGAGTGTTAACGGTGTATGACATGTGTAATAAGTCCCAATCGTCAAGATTTTGCTTAACAGAATATGGTAAACCAGCCTCTTTAAAAACCTGATTAACACCATCAACACCTTCCTTGCTAAGTTTACTACTGTCCATCATTTGTCGTTCACCTAGTTGTGCGGCAAGTGAAAAGTTTATTTTATCACCTTGTTTGTTATAATCTTGTATAAAATTATCTAACACACCTTTTTGCTCTCTAAAACCTTTTTCGCTAAATGGCTGTAGATCAACAATGTAAGGCTCTGATCTCCACGGTACGTTTATTTTTACAGCGTTTCCAGTTCCATACTCTTCAACATTAATACCTGGAAAGTTTGATTCTATACCCTCTCTAACTGTTGACTCGTTTTTATTAACCCAAGTTGTCGTATTTCTATAATCAAAATCATCGTCTTTGCCTAAAGCAAGAACTTTTGTTTGTTCTTCATCTGTCAAGCTACTTGCCCACCAAGAGTTTTGCTCTTTCCCTTTTCTTATAATTTCACTTGCAGTTTTAACATCGCTAAAAGGTTGTGGTGCATACAAAAAGTTTTCAACTTCTTCATCGCTAGGTTTTACACCACTCTTTATTTTTTGTTCTGGGCTTAATATGTTTTGCATCCTATTAGTAAACTTCTCACCCATTGGCTCACCTCTTTGTTCTTTTTGAACAACGCTAACACCACCTATAGGTTGTTTCCACCATTGACCATCTATAAATACAAATCTATTTTCGTTTTGTATGTAGGAACCATCTGGTTCAGCGGTTAAACCCATGTCGTCTAAACTAGTAGGATTTTCTTTTTTTCTTTCTATTTCTTTCTTAGCGCTCAATGCTTTGTAGTAAGCCTCTCTATTAAAAGCATCTTTACCAAAGTGACCAAATTCCTGACCTATACTTACATAAGCTGGGTTGGTTATTTTATCATCTTCTATTTTAGGATCAACTTCTATCCAGTTTTCAGAACCTTTCTTTTTAGTATAATATACAGGTTTATTATCATCTCCAACCCCAAACTTATATTCGTAACCCCCTTGCTCTATTACTTGGTCTGGCTGTATCTCTTGTGATTCCGAAGAACCACTTTCCGATTTTGAATCCGTATCTCCGGATACTATTTGAGGCTCTCCAGTCGTATCGGTCGTCTGAGAGCCTCCTGTCTTTCCCTCTTGTAAATCAGCCCAAACCTGCTCTGGTGTTTTCCAAGTTCCATCAGCGTTTTTGTGCTCACTGTTAGGGTCTTTTTCTTTTTCCATTGTTGCCATTAAACTATTGTAATGCGCAGCAACTTTTCCAATGTTTTCTTGTGGTTGTCCATCATCGGCCATTCTTTTAAGAATGTCACCAAGTATTTCTCTATTCATATTTTATTTTATTGTTTTGGTGGGTACATTGCCAACAATTCCTCTTTGGTCATGTTTTTAAATCTGTCAGAAGCCATGCTGACTGGAGCGTAAGTACCGTCAGATTGCAAAGCGTAAAACTGCTGGGTATTATTCTCTTCGTTTACTTCTTTTTTTATAGCTGTGCTTCTACTGTATTCTTTGTCATATTGTTGTTTTACAAAATTTGAAAAATAACCAGCCATCAAACCTCTTGTTCTATCTTCATCATAAAGATCGTTGTCAGGATTTGTTAAAGCGTCAGTTATTAAAGCTTGATCAGCTTCATTTAATAAAGCTAACTCCTGTTTATCAATTTTACCATCGTTATTTATGTCTATACTACCTTTACCCAACAAGGCTTCGTTTCCAGCCGCATCAGGTCTATTTGCTAAACTAGGATCAATACCTAGTGATTCATAAGTCATACCGGTTATTTCTGGGTTTGTCTTTATAGCTTCAATAAAAGGTTTGCCATTTTCTAAAACATCGTCATGCATTAAAGATTTTAAATTGGCGTTTCTAAGAGTGTTGTCCATTTGAGAAGTAGTTTTAACCATATCAAAAGGTTCTCCTTCTACACCTTCTTCTTTAAATCTTTTCGCGGCTTCTTTAGCTTTGTCAGAGACGTTTATAGCTTGCTCTCTAATGTTAGACATTGTTTTAAAATCCTGTTTATGCTCGTTCATCATTCTTTCTATTTCACTAGTGTTTTTCCACCCTTCAGGAGTTTCAACCTCCATAACCCTTTTACCATCAACCATACTAACTCTTTTTTTAGAGTTGTTATTCATAAAAGCGTTAAAAATACCCTGTTCTTTTTCGCTAACAGAATTAGACCAGTCTTTTTGCTCTTGAGCTTCTGCCATAGCTGTGGTTAAGTCCTTTGTTTGACCTACCAAAGCACCCAACTCATTTTGCTCTTGCATTATCATTCTGTTCTTTTTGTTTTTACCATGAGAAGCGTTATAAGAATATTGATCATGCATACCGCTAACCTCACCTTCGATACAATCATACCAGCTAGTCCCTAAAGAACCTCCTTTTTCTAAAATATCATTAGCTAAATCATCACCTTCTTTTTTCTTTGCTTTTCTATCAGCAACAATATCTTTAACAGCTTGATCACTTATTTCCATAAGTTTATCCATACCTTTAGCCATACCGTCTTGACCATCTTGAGGTGTTCCGGCTATAGCGGCATTGTACGCGCCTTGTACTAATGTTTGATCTGCTTGTTTTAATGGTGTTTTACTCATAATTATATTTTTTAATATCCTGGGTATTCTCTTTTCTGAAGATCTGGTCCTCCCGTGTTAACGGGTAGTTTCTCCATAGGTAGCTTCTCCATAGGCGTGCTAGGTGTTGGACCTTGAGGTTTACCTTGGAACATACCTGCGTCAGCCATACCAGTTAAACCGCCAGCTAACGAACCAGCTGCACCAGTAATACCAGACCACATTTTTGCGTCGGCAGCAGCAACTTTTTGACCAGCAGCAGCTGTTTCAGATTGTGCCATACCTAACATAGTTGATACCTTGTTTCTTTCCATATCACGTGACATAATCTCACCTTGTCTTTCCATTCCTTGTAGTCTTGAAGCTTCACTTCTTTCAGCCATTTGGTTTGACTGCTCTTGCTTACCAATAGATATGGCAGATTTTTGAGCGTCCATACTTCCTTGATTAGCTAATGTTTGTGCTAAGGCGGCAATACCAGATCCACCAGCAGCACCTTTCATTTGTTGCATTATGTTAGCTTGATTTTGTTGTTGTTGTTGTTTCATAAAATCAGCTTCTTGTTGGTTGACCGTTAAGTCTTCCATAGTGTTTTCCATGTTAGCGTAAGGATTACTAGTGTCTAATTTTTCAAACTTTTCTTTTTGTCTTTGCATTTCCGCCTTTGCCTTTTTTTCTTCTTGCAAGGCTTTTTTCTTTGCTTTAGAACCAGATATAGCTTTAGCTACACCAGCCCCAACACCCACGACAGCTGCTCCTGCTAGTAAAAAACTCATATCTTATTTATTTTGGTTAATGTATTCTTCATATTCTTTAAAATCTTTTGCTACTATTTCTTTCTCCAACCACTCTATATCTTGAGAATTAGTAGGGTTTTTATGTATATTTACAAATATACTTTCTTCATGCGCGTATATAACTCTTTTAGTTCCAGGTGTTGCAACAACATAGCATGGTGATATGTAATCTTCTGTGACTTCTTCTGTAACAACTGAAATACGTCCGGTTAGTAAAAACCAAACATGCAAGTGTTTGTGTATAGCTCCAACAACTACAGATCCCGGGTTCATAGACATTTGCCTAACATATATTCCATCTGCAAATGTATGTTTTAATGGAAATATTTTTGAGTCTTGATGAGTAACGATATTAATCTCATCAGCATTACTAACTAACATCGATTGAAAATCTAAGATTTTCTTTCGAGTAGATAACTTTATATCTTTATTCATATTAAATTTAATTTATAGTTAAATAATCACACTTTTTTTGCGTTATTTACTACTTTCAAATATATCCATACCAACACTAAACAGTTCAGCTTCAGTTGTAGAGTTGTTTACAAACTTAACGCTGGCATAATAACCCAACAAACTACTTAAGTTAGCTTTATTATCTTTACTGAACAAAATAAAACTTCCACTAGGAACACTAGCCACTAAGTTGTTTGAAACTGTAATTGTTTTTGCCGACGTGTTTACTGCTGATATTATACCAACCTCTACAACACTTGATGAGTTTATATTAAACCCACCGGAAGCTGTTGTTGGTACATAGTAAGCCGTATCGCCAACTTGACAAGAAACATTTAAGTCGTTTGAAAAAGATAAAGTTATTGGCATATTGCTAATCTGTTGTTATTGTTAAAAAGTTACCAGTTTTAATAGTTAAGTTACCACCAGTGCTACCAAACTTCGCTAAACTTATTTTACCTGTAAGATTAACTCTAGTATTAGATATTTTTGTTGCTGTTAAATCTGATATTACCTCAAAACCATTTCTAAATGTTAGTGTAGAACCTTGTGATAAGTTTGCTGTTGTTGCTTTGCTTAGTGTTATAGTTCTTGCGTTTACATTAGTTACAGTTGTACTAGGCGCAATACCATCACCGTGAACAGTCATACCAGTAGCTATACCATCAATATTTGCAAGATCCATTAATATTGTTGTAGAACCAGAGGTAGTATCTATAGAAATACCGTGAACATAATCACCACCTATAATATCTTGAATGTCTGGTTGTCTTGCTACAGTAAACGATTTACCAGAAGTACACTGTAACTCAAGGTGTATTTGTTGTCTTATAGCGTTTTTAGGTGTGCTGTTTCTTTTGCCTATAAAAGCATTACTAATAACGTTACTACCGGAGAACATACTCATATCGGTTATCATAGTAGCTGTTATACTAGATGCAAGATTAGTTTGCGATGTTATATCGTAGGTACTACTAGCCGTTGGAAATGCTGCTGATAAGCCCAAACCATCACCACCCAAATCAACGCCATACAAGTTGTATGTTAATAAGGTTGCAGAAGCGCTGGCATCTAGTGTTAAATCTATATCGGTATTACCATTAACACATGCTATTGTATTAACAACGGGCGTTTCTGATGTAGCCCAAGTGCTTGTCCAAACTAAATCACCTTCTTGCGTAGAACTAGAAAGTGTACAGTAAGTGTGATTACCCTCGCCACTTGTCGGTTTTTTAATAACTAAACCAACGTTTCCAGCTGCAGAAGAAGATATGTTTAAAGTTACCGTATTGCCAGATGTTAAGTGCTGTGGGCTAGCACTGAACAGATTTGCCAAAGTTGGTGGTATTGTTGTTAATATCTCTCTAGCTAAATAGTTTAATCTTACATCATGCAGGTGTGCACAAAAACCACCCTCACCAGCAGGTGGATCACCAGCTTCCCAACCAACACCCGTAGGTGGAGTATAAAATATTTTTACAACTGTTTGATATATTTTTGTTGTGTTACCAGATGATGTGTAATAAGTGTTGTCGTAACTAAAACTATAAGAACCAGTCCAAGCAGAGCTTGCTAAATGTGGAAACCAAGAGGCTTCACAACCAGTTGTTGGACCACTACCTACCTCTGTTAAATAGTAGCCAGAATCAGCCGTTACAGTATATCTAGCTATTTCTGTAGTTTGACCCTCATTAGCCGAGCCAGAATGTTTTATAGTAGTCATTGGGTCTGGCAAGTAATTAACATCAGCTGTTTCTGTAAAATTAGCTAAATCTACATGTGCTATAGTAACTCTATCGTTACCACTAGTTACAGTGCCGCTAGGTATTTCAGAATAACTAACTCTCACACAAGCATCTCTAGCCACAACACCAGGAGGGTTTGAAGTAACTGAAGAATCTACATCGCATTTTAAAACCTTATTACCAGCAGCCGGCATTGTATAGTTTTGCCAAAATATTTCACATTTAACCCTGTTTGCTGGGTCGTTAGGTATACCAGGAGTTTCGTTAAAAGCAGCGTCTATAAACACATTAGAAAATTCAACTTTAATTATATCAGTATCCGCGTTCATGCTACCACCTTGTGTGTATATATATTTTGTTGCGTTACCAGATCCAGATGTTGTAGCTGTACCACCAGGACAACTATAATCTTTAGCAGATAAACTAAGACCACTGTAGTTCTGCACCCAAGCACTACCATTCCATTGATACTCATTTGTTATATAACTTGCATAAGAACCAGCTAAAACAGTAGCGCCACCCACAGCGGTCAGCGGCGTTTTAAATAACACTTTCCAATTTGGATTATCTGCAACGCCCGAATCCCAAGAATTATGATTAGGAGAAGCGTTTCCATTACCAGTATCATTTGTGTGAGTACCTTGTATATATATTTTATAAGTCACTCCAGGAGGTGGACCAGTTACAGTAGAGTCATCAAAACCACCTAAACCTTGAACAGAAAACTCTCTTTCATCTAAGTTTGCAAGCTCTGTAGTTTTACCTTTAACAGTGCTAAAGTATTTACCTTCTTTATTTTTAAACTCTAACAAGCCTGTTTCTTGTAGATTTGTTGTTATGTCTTCAATATACCAACCAGTTTTATTCCAAAGGTTATAGTATTCAGAGTCATTTAAATTATTAAGAGCTTGGCTAGCAGCGTTCGTTGTGTTTACTTGAGTAAAAGAAGTTACCGCCGCCGCGCTACCTTCGTAATTTATTGTTCCAAAACTTTTAACAGAACCAGGTTGATCGTTAAATAGTAACGTAACATCGGAATTGTACTGTGTTCCGTAGAAATTATTTCTAGTAGAATTAGTATGATGTTGCCATAAGTTTCCTTTATTCCATGTGTAAAACTCATTATTTAAACTAATACCTTGCTCAGGTAAAAAATCTTTAAAACTAACCCAACCTTTAGATTTTTGACTATATGAAAGTGTTACACCTGTTGGTCTAAATTGCTGTTGCGCTGCTTTTTTCAAAAGAGATATACTGTATTCTTTTTTCTTTTCATCAAACACTCCAACGACAGAGTCTAAGTCCTTCATGTTATCGTTAAAATAATCTTTCATTCCCATGTCGGATATAGAAACTATTTGATCTCCTTTCAATGTTAACACATTGCCTCTCATAACATCAGCCCAGTAAAAACCATCTGGATCTGGAGTTAAAGACTCTGGGTTAGTTGATATACCATATTCACCAGCAAGTGGAACAGCTTGGCCTAAAACATTATTGGTAGACGTTACGTTAGAATTACCATCAGCATTAAATAAAGCATCTTTGTTTGTTAGTATTTTTAAAACTTTATCTTCACAAAAAGCTAAAGTGTTTGTGTTTCTAGCAACCATTTTTTGTATAGTACCATAACCAGGATTTAAGTCTTTTGTTATTGGCTCCGCTTGTATAAACTGATTAAGATTGTTTACGCCACTAGTTGAGTTAAATATACCTGACCATATAAAACCACTACTTCTATGCTCTTCAGCATAAGGCTCAGATAAAGTCGTGGATGCTTTTACACCATTGTCTATTGTTTTAGCGTTAAAATCATCACGTATTCTATCTGATTCAACACCATTACCAAAAGAATAGCAGTTAAACCAACCTAAAACAGTAGGGTTGTGATGAGGCGCCGCATCTGCTTTTGAAACAAAAGTACCTAAATTAATAGCATTATCACCAGTAGTAAAGTATATGTAAGGTTGACCAGACGCAGCGGCTGTACCACCTGGTTGGTTAGATATTAAGCAGACTCTAGAGCCGTCGTATCTAGTAAAGTAAGACCAGTGATCATGAGGAAAAGAAGTCGCTAAATTAGGGGAAAGCGTTATTTTACTAACGTGTTTATGTGGAGAATATGAGTTAACAGCCATAACCTTGTATTCAGTACCCTGCCAAAACATAGTAGAGCCAAGAGGTAATAACAACTCGTTTTCACTGTGGTCAGGATTTATAGGTATAGCTCCAGAAGCTTCGTAATAAATATCTAGGCCTACATCTTCTTTTGGTTCTGTTTCCCATATAGCTGGATTATTAGTTAAAAAAGCACCTGCACCACCATCTTCACTTGAAAATATTTGAGGTTCTAAAAACTCTATTGTTATTCTAGCTGGGTGATTACCACCGCCGGGTTGTGGCCCTAAACCATAAGAGTGACCCGTGCCTAAAGCAGAGTAGTTAATAGGGTTGTAATGTGTATACGAAGTAAATGGACCACCACCAAACGAACTAGAATATCTAGGTGCCGCGACTAATTGATTAGCAGTGTTTAATTCCAAACCAGTATCACTAGTTATAGGGTACCAGTTATGATAGTGACCAATAGGAGCTGTTATAGTTGTTCCAGCCGCATTTGTAACTCCATTTGCTGCAACAATAGCCCCATCATATCTATCACCATCTACTAACATAATTGGATCGCCATCTGGGTCTGGGTTAGGCTTGCTCATTGGAGCGTGTTCGTTTGAATCAAAAACGTGTAAAGGTCCACTACCAAACATTTTGTCAACCTTAATTCTCATACTCCACCTGTGATTATCAAAATCATTTAGATTACTGTGCCAATTCCAATGCGGGTCGTCAGAACCGCCGATTAAACAACCACCACCACCATTGTTAACTTCACTTTCCCAATTACCACTACCATCTTTTCTTGTTCTTGTGAATAAATTAGCCCCCTCACCATCAAAAAGACTACTTCTTAACCTACCCTGAACACCATCAATTCTAAATACAACTTGTGCCGGATCCTCTTTAAATCTAAAAAGTGTACCTATTGTTCTAAGTCTATTATAAGGAACTTGAAATCTATTACCCTGCTCATTAGGACTTCCGTCAAAGTTAGCATAAGACAAGTCTATATAGCCATGCCCATCAATACCAGAACTAATACCACCATCATCAGCCTGTGCGTTTTGAGGGAAACTTGCTATAGCATTATATATACCACCTCTATTTATATGTTTTGAAGAAATAGAGTTACCACTACCAGCTGGGCCACAATCTTGATCATCAATAAACCATCTAGACCTTGTTGATCTCTGATCACCATCATGCCAGTTTCTCCATTTAGTCCAATACGTTTCATTAGAACCATCGTGGTCTGACATATAACCAATGTTCATTATATCTGTAACAATATAATCTATTCTTTCTGAAAAAGAAGATAATAATTCTTTTTCCAGTGTTAAATCTTTTAATATTTTAACAAAAAACCTACCATCAAACTCCGGTTTATCTTCAAATTTATTTTCAAACACCTCTAACCTCATTTGAGTTGTTCTATTCAAAATAGATATTGGAGAACATTCATCTCCTAAAGGCTCTGAAAGTGTTATTCTAACTCCACCAGAATTATTAGCTATACCAGTAATATCGTAAACCTCACTAGTTAAAACCGTGCTAGCATCAACACCACCAATTCTTAATTGTAAGTTATCTTTTAAATCTGGCTCGACAACACCACCAAAGCTGTTTAAAAATTGCTGTTGGTCTAATATAATAAAAGTTCTTCCTTCTTCAGGTAAGCCAGTTGCTTCAAACTCAACAGTTGACATACCATAGGACTTTCTTTTTCTTTTAATAAATAAAGGCGCCTCGTTACTTATAGCAATAACCTTATATCTTGCAGACTCTGTAACAGGATTATTATTATCGTGTTGTTTTTTAAGTATTAAATAAGTTTCTTGATCTACTTTATTTCTTTCCGCAGAAGGAAAACTAATCCAAACATTACCATCTTCAGCATCGTAAAAACGATCCATAGCTAGGTTGTAATATTCGTTAGAAGTTTCTTTAATATAATACTTCATGTATCTAGCCCACGGCGGCGGATCACCTCCTCCGTTAGATTTTTCTAATATTTTTACTTTTAATCTATTTTGTTTAAAAGAATCTTTTTTTGGAACAGTTATAGACCCACCTTCAGCAGGAACCATAACTGGACTTTCTCTACCATAATCATCTATCCAAACAACTCCAACCTGATAAGTTCTCATTGATTTTAAAGACTGTAAGGGTATTTCGTAGTCTTCTATAGAGCTATCTGGAATATTGTAAGCCGAGTGCTGAACGTTTAGTTTTAAAGAATCATCTATGTTGTAATTCTGCTTGTAGTTACCATAAACCAACCTGTTAGCAGTTATTTCTTGAGCCTTAGCACATTTAGGAACATTGTCATAAGGTCTCAACAATTGGTTAGAAGGAACGACAGCGTGTATCATTTCGCTATCTATTTGAAACTCACCTCTATTTCTCCAATTGCTTTTCATGTCAGGCCAAAGAGGATGTCCATCTTTTCTTGACAAAGTTTTCATCGTGTAAACAGTAGTAGACTGTGTTTCTTTGTATAGTAGGTCTATTTCTACAACGTCATCAGGAACTAAACTATGTTCGTGAAAATAATTTTTAAGAGTTATGTATCTAACTCTATTTGTCATACCTAGGTTATAACCTTTTTTAGGTAAGTAATCAAAATCACCAGGTAAAAAGGCTATTTCAGAAAACGGCGCAAAAGCAGAGTATTCACCATCGGTATATCTGTATCTGTATGAAAACCTAGGAAACTTATACTCAAACAAAGGTTTTGTTTGTTCTAATCTGCTTAACCAGTTTGTCGCTGTTGTAGGCGCTTCAAAATCTATCGACTGTATTTCCGCTGTATAAGGTCCCGACGAAGCATTTGGGTTAGAGTTGTTAACTGGTCCACTTAGTATTTTTAATCTAGCCTCAACCTTATCTAAGGCAAAGTTATCTTGTGCTAAGGTTAAATCACTAGTTAACATTATAGTGTCACCAGCTCTATAATCAACAGGGGTTTGTAAATTAAAAGTTACTTGATCACCAACTTCTAAATGTTCTGGCGGACTAGCACCATCTCCAAGGTTTAAACTTGTTGTTGTTGCAAAAACTGGATTTTCATCACCGTTAGTATCTTTTCTTTTATTTTCTGTTGTAGACATTTCTACTTCTAAAGGAAATAAAGGGTTTCTTTTTATAACAGTAATATCAGCTTCTTCTACAAAAACCGGTTTTTCCTCGTTAGAGTCCGTGGCAACTTTAAAAGCGTTAGACACAGACTCATGTTTTCTACATAATCTAGTATGATAATCATCATTGTTTTCACTTGCGGGCTGAGGGTTGTTTGTCGCGTTTGGCTGGTTATTCCAAAGGTTAGTGTCTATCCAGCCGTCTAAAGGGTCGTTTCCACATGTACCAGCAAAAGATCTTTCTATATTTATTTTTCTAGGCTCATGATAATTATCAGTCCAGAATATCATTCCATCTAAATGATTTATAGCTGTTATTTTTCTATGATGAACAAACTTTAAAACTCTATTAGCAAAAAAAGTCATTGTATCTCCAGCTGTACAGTAAAAATTAGATCCGTTATTTAACAAGCCACTACTACCACTGTGGTATATTCTATAATTACTTCCTTGTTTTTTAATGTTAGTAACCGTAACACCCCAATTATTATTAATACCAACTTGGTTTTGACCAGCTCCATTTGGATCGTTTAAAACACCTTTTAGTTCCATACCTATTCTTATACCTAAAGAATAATAAGTAGGAGCGGCTATTTCAATAAAATCAGAACTAGCTTGATCAGTAGCTATAGTATGTGTTACAGAATATATATCAACAAATATATAACGGGTTTCTTCTGTTATAGTATTGTATTCTATTATATAATCTTTTTTTCTTAAGGGCTCATAATTTTTTGTACCACCACCAGCAATAAAATAATATATTAAATCTTTTTCGGGCAAAGGTAAAACACCTACGCAAGTAGAATAATCTTCGTTAACAACATTTGCAGTTTTATTAGTGTTTCCTAACAATGTTTGTAAAGAACCAACATTAGAACCATCAGATGTAGCTATTTGTATATTTCTAGCGTCACGATACTGGCCGGAAGGTACAACCCTTTCGTCCATATCTTTGTTCATTTTCGCTTGTGAAAAATCTCTTTTTAATTCAGCCATGTTTTATTTTAATGTTTTATCCATTTAGATTTACCTCTTAGTATCTGAGTAATCTCTTCTAATTTAATTTCTGATAATCTTATTTTTGCTTTTCTAGTCTCAGCAAATCTTTCTTTTTTAAGTAAAGCAAGCATATTATGATCAACCGGTGACTTTGACTGCATACAAGCGTATAGCACGTGTTTTATTAAAGCTTCTTGAGCAAACTTATGTACTATAAAGTCTTTTTCAACATGTATTTCACTTTGCCAAGGATCAGTTGGTGTTATACCTTTGTTTTCTACACCGTCATTTAAATAAGCAACGCCATCACTTATATATTTTAATGTTATAGTTTTTCCAGTACAATTACTACTAAAATGTATTCTACCTTTATGATAATCTATATAAAAAGAACCGTTAACATTCATGTGTTGTGGGTTGGCACCATATATTTGGCCAGCCTCATTATTTATAACATCATAATCTTCATATCTTCCACCAGGTGGAATTGTTGAGTTTGGTGTGTTACCATGATAATCAAACCAAGTGTTAGAATCACTAGCATGAGTTGTGTCATTATGGTTGTCAAATTCTAAAAAATAATTGTTATCTTGATTATATGGTTTTGGGTTACTTGTTAATATAGCTGGAAATAAAGTGTGTTCTATACCATAATCATCTTTCCAGGTTACTTTTACGTAACCAACATAATCATGTGGTAACGCCATAACTAAAGATGGTGGTATTTCTATTTCCATATCTTTAATAGATCTAAAAGTGTCAAAACTTAATTCTTGTAAAGCTCTATTTGCATGATATTTTATATGCCTAAGTCTTACACCATCTAACATCATACCAGTACCTCCATAAGTAGCTAGTATATCGTTAACAACATCACCTATTTTTATAAACTGATAATTACCATATTGTCTATCATCACCTGATAACTGAGTATTATCTTTACCTTGGTAATATTGTGTGTGGTTTAAAGTTATTAAGTTATCTGCCATTTTCTATTATTTTGTTTGTTGAGCGTTTTGTGATTCTTCGTTTGAAGCTATTTGTACTAAACCTGGTTTGTTTATTGTTATACCAGCTAGTTCTAATATTTTTATAACTAAATTTGTTTCTTCTGATCTATGTAAGTTAAAATCAGTTGATGTGTTTGAGTCATATAAGGCTTTTTCATTTACAACAACATAACCCCATTTTACAGGAGCAGGTGGATCTGCTACAACTTCTACTTTTAGCGAATTAGCAGTTGTAATAGCTTGTTGACCAGTGTCTTCTCTATATAAAGAAAAACTACCATCGGTATTTTCTGTATAATAATATTCAGGAGGATCAACACTATGCCATCTACTACTATTTTTAGCAACGTACAGCTCTTGTAGCATTGGTAACGTATAATACTCTATAAGTTTTAAGGGAATTTGTGCTCCGGTTGGAGAACCAGGGTTGGATTCAAAATACATTCTACCAGTTCTATATATTGAGTTTGATAAAGCTGGCATAACAAAAGTTTGACCACTAACAGCTAAACTAACAGGTGTAGCTTCATATATAGATATTTTTTCTCTTAATATATTAACAGTGTCACCAAAGTCTGGCTCTAACGGATTGTTTGCACCTGGGGATTGTTGAGCATCTCCTCTTTTGCTTAAATTAACCATAGCGGCTAAATCGTAAAAGTATTGCTCAAATATATCTAACTGTGCTTGATTAGCATGTAGATTAAATTCTTGTGGCGTAATGTAGCCTCGTTGCTCTTTGTTAGCTAACGCTAATACTCTTTGATATACTGTATCTATACTTATGCTTGTATTCGCCATATATTTTTTTATATTTACAAGTATAACAACCACCCCGAAGGGTGATTGTATACTAATTTGTTTACTTCAATTGTTTTTCAATATGCTTTAAAACTTCCATACCTTCATCGGTTTTAAACCAAGAAGCTAAAGCAGAATATGGATGTTCATCAAAAGGAACATTCATTATTTTTCTATCGTTACTTCCAAAAGAAAAGCTTCTTTGATCGTGCGAAAGTTTAAGAATACCGTTTTCGGTTGCTTTTATACCAATATTTCTTAAATGTATACTTTCGTCTTTACATAAATCTAAGAATAAACGAGGTTTCTCTTTTGCAAATACTAGTACATCTCGTTTAAGCTCCCTAGAAGTCATGCTAGATACCTTAGAACCAATCTCAACACGCATAATAGCTTCAACCATATCTATATCTAGGTTTCTAGCTTCTATCATCGCGTCTAGTTGATGATTAAGAACATCTAAGTGTGTAGTTGCTTTTACCTCAGGCATAACCTCGTACCAAAGTTTATTTACTTTTGGGTGATATATACTCATAAACTTTTGAAAGTTTACTTTGTTTTTTGGTATACTTAAAACTCCGTTTCTAAAAATTATTCTACCGGGTCTTATTTGACCTTGCATTTCGTCTACAAACGGTGTGTTTTGGTTTTCAGTTAAAGCTATTTCTCTTTCATAGCCTTTTTCTTTATCAAAATAAAATAATTTACTAGACTTAATACTGTAAGTTAATGGTTTGGTACCATCTTTTAATAAATAAATTCTATCTTTTATTTCCCAGTCACCAGCCATGTTTTTAACTGGTTCTTGTCTTTTTGGTTTTTCAACCTTTGGTGCTTCCACTACTGGAGTTTCCATTACTGGAGTTTCTACAGGCACCTCTGTTTTTGTTTCTTGTTTTTTTGCCATAATATAATATAATATAAGTTAATAAAAAAAATAAAAGGACCGAGGCCGAAGCCCCGGTTCTTTTAAAAATCTAATGTTTATCCTTTCATTAGTACAAAGTTATTTGCACCTTGAACAACTAAACATCTTTCAGATAAGAAGTGCATCTCCATCGCATCTAAATCAGAAGTAGTAGCACCAACCGAACCAGTAGTCCAAGTTTTGTACTTTCTGCTTTCCATGTTAGAAGCTCTGTAACGTACATGTAAGAAAGGTCTCTTAAGATTCTTTCCTAATGATTGGTCGTATACAGAAGATACACCAGCAGGTATCATAACACCGTGGATAGCATTAGTACCGTCCGTAGAGTTAATTAAACCTCTTGTTGATTTATCGTTTAGATATTTGAAATCAGATTTGTAGAAGTCATAAGAACCTCTTCTGAAACCAGTGAAACCTAAGTTCAACGCCATGTCTTCTTCGTTGTTAAATACACCGTAAGCGACACCACCCTGAGCACCAGATGATAAACCTGCAAGCATGTCATCAATTGCTAGTGATACAGTTCTGTCAACGAACATCATGTTTTCTTCAATAGCACCGTTAGCATCAAGCTCGTCGATAATTAAATCAAACTCAGTTAATGTAGCAGCGTTATCTAAAGCATTAGATACATTACCTCTAGTTTCTAAAGCTTCCCAAAGACCTTCAGTTCCAGCAATTACACCAGCACCAGTAGCAGTATTTGCTAACGCTGTTGTTGGAGCAGTTGATTCCATCATTGCCATTTCTAAGTAGTCAGAGAATCTAGCTTTAGTATCACCTGAAGCTTTTAGGTACCATAAGTAACCTGATTGACCTTCTTCACCAGAAATTTCAACCCAACCAATTTGAGAAGCGTCAGATCCAGAGATCTCATACTTGTCTTTTAATATGATTGGCTTGTTAGTTCTAGATTTGTGCTGAGGAACGTTAGCACCATCTCTACCTAAAGTTCCTTTTGCAAATTCAGATCCATATACTAGTATGCTAACTTCACCAGCGGCTAAGTTACCACTAGCAGCGTTAGCGCCATCGTAACGTAAAGCATCTACAACACCAGTAGTAGCGTTAACAGCTTTTACAAACATCTGAACAGTGTCATCAGCGTCTGATACTAAAAGCATGTCACCAACTCTAATACCGTGTTCAGTTGCACCTACAGCGATACCGTCTACGTCAGTAGAACCAGTACCAAAAGTAAATGTAGCAACTTTCGCAGCAGCAGTCATGTCAACTAGTTTGTATGATAAATGTAATCTACCTTGCTCTGACCAAATTACTTGATCAGCCGCCATAGATTCTTCAGCCCCAACTTGCGATAAGAAACCTGATATAGTTCTGTTTCCAAAAACTTCAGCTTCTTTCTCCATTAGGTCTGGTAAGTATTGTTGTGCCCAGTCATTAGTTCCATTTGCGAAATCTAAATAAGCAGTGCTCAACGTTTGTTTAGTCGGTGCTGGAGTATAACCAGCAGCCGGTACACCTGTTACAGCCATAATTTTAAATTTTTAAATTAATAGTTTATTTTCTTATTCTTTTTTTAACTCGTAGCTTCATGTCGTTTGCGCTGTCTCCCAACACTTTAAACTTGATACCTCCTTGACCTTCATAAACTTTATGAGACTCTCTTGATGTATTAATGTTTTTTGACTCGGCAACTGATTGCTTTATAGCATCAGATTTACCTTGCTCATAGAAATGTTTAGCTATTGCATCAGGATTCATTGCAGTAAAAAGTCCTTTGTGATAACCAGCAGCATCACTCATAACATTTTTATCGTTTAGAAACTTTCCAACGAAGTTATTAATGTCTATTTGCGTAGTTTTCACATTTTCAACATTCCCAACATCATAAACCATTTTTTGGTCACCGATATTAAATTCAAAACCTTTAAAGTTTTTATTAAAAACTTTGTCAGTTTGTTCTTTAAATGCAGTTTGTTGGGTTTGTATCATTTTTGCTGTTTCTTCCTCCTGTGCATTGTACTTATTGAAGAATTCAACTGCTTCTTGTTGCTCACTCGTGAGCTTTGAACCAGCTTTTATTTCTTCATAATATTTGGATTTTCGCTCTTCCAAGTGAGACCTAGCCTCAGCAACTTGCTCTTTTAAGGCCAATTTTTTTCTTTTAACTTCTTTTTCGTCCATCACCTCTTCATCTACAGAATACTTATCTTCTAATAAAAAGTTTATTTCTTCATCAGAAAGGTGTGGTTTTGTTTCTTTGTAATAATTATGCATTACTTCAGAGTCATCTAACTCTTTAACATCTGTGTTTAATCTTACATAATCATTTATATCTCCACCAGTGTCGTTCATAAACTCAACAAGTTTTTGAACATTTTCTGGAACTTCTATATACTCTTCTTCAGACTCTACCTGTTGTTCTTCAACATTTTCACCAGCGCTTGGTTCTTCATTTTGAACGGTTTGCTCCCCTGGTGGTACTTCTTCAACCACTTCTTGTACAGCTTCGGTTGGTTGATCTGCAGGTACGTCTGTTGTTTCTTGCTCTTGATCGGCATTACTAGTTTCGTTAAATTTGTTAAGATCTACTTTTATATCACCATCATCATTGTATGATATGTGAGTAGGTTCTACTTGTTCTGTGGTTTCTTCCACAGGTTGTTGTGTGGTTTCTTCAACCACGTCTTTGTTTTCTTCCATAATAAAATAATATTAAATAATTAGTTTTGTGTTAATCCAGCAACTCCCATTCCTCCTTTCATTTCGTCCATACCTTTAGACTCAAATTTTTGTTGCTCTCTTCTTTCTTTACCTTGCTCTTTTACATCTTCTTTTTGTAAAGCAGCTTTATTTTCCATTTGTTTTAGCTCTTTGTTAAGTTTAAACTCATGGTCCATAAGTTTCATTTTAAGCTCTGCCTCTTCTCTCATGTATTGTATTTTCATACCGTTTCTTTTCTCCTCCATTTGCATATCAGCTTCTAATTTAGCCTGTTGTTTTTGTTGCTCGGCTTGAGCTGCTGCTTGAGCTGTTTGTTGTTGAGACTGACTTTGAGCGTCTATATTTTGCTTTTGCATAGCCTGCTCTCTTTCCAGTTTCTTTTTCTTTTTATACTTTATTAACTGGTTAGCCATTTTTAGATTTTTAACCTGCCTAATGTCAATAGCATCGTCAACATCTAAACTTTTTTGTTGTATAGCCATTTGAATATTATTCTCAAGCTGGGCTTTCTCCTCTTCATCTGGTGCTAAATCAATAAATATACCAAAATCATAAAGGTGCAATTCCTTCATCTCATCTAATGTAGCTACGTTGTGAGCTCCTATCTGTTGTATAAAAGCATCTTTTGTTGGTGAATATTCTACAATATCAGATACTCTTAGTGATAATTGCTCTGCGACTTCAACTGTTAAAAATAAACTAGAATCTAAAATATGTCTTGTAGCTACATTTGAGTTAGCCGCAGCTAATTTCTGTATACCAACTAATGATCTAGAATCAGGTGTAGAAGCATCTCTAGCCTCATTTAAACCGGTTACATCTCTAATCATTTGCAGATAATAGTTATAGTTACCTATTAACGCTTGTAATTTACCGCCAACTCCTTGACCGTTTGATATTTCTTGTATAGGTACTTTTCCTGGATTTTGGTCTCCATCTTGAGTGAAAGATCTACCAACAACCGATCCAGTTTGGAAGAACATGTTTAAAGCTTCTTGTGCGTTATAATTTGTTCCATTACCTAAATCAACCTCTGCTAAACCATCGACATCTAAAAACACACCATCAGGAACCATTCTTGATAATACTTGTTGTAATTTTAAATGTGTTAACTGTATCATATCAGCAAAGCTAGTAATTCTACTAACAATAGATTCTATTTTACCGTTATACATTTTAGGAGCAACAATAGAATAATTCATTTTAACTTTATTCATATCGCTTTTAGTTCTCATCATATTGTCAGCTTTTTTCCACTTTAACAATATATCTGTTCCTAAAACTAAAGCTCCCTCAAACAAACACTCTATAGATCTTTGTAATCTTGAGTAATCAGCGGCATCTTTTGGTGGTTTAAACGTGTCGTCTCTACGTATAGATTTCTCAGCGCCAGAACCTAATTTTTTAACCTTGTATACATCATTCATGTATGTTTTGTAGTTAAAATATAATATAGCAACTTTATTTTTATCATTATCAGCTTGAACAAAACCATTTCCGGTTCTATTAGTATATTTAGAAACTATATTTTTTAATTGAAAATGATCTAAATGTGGAAACTCTTTTGCAACTTCATTTACTGGTATATATTTAACCTCTCCAACATAATATATGTCTTCAAAGTAAGGTGATTCTGTATAAGAATAAACTAAATTAGCTGGATCAACATATTCTACCTTAGCACCTTCGGACCAGTTAAAAGTTGTTTTACAAGCACCAATACCTAATACTGTTAAATCTTCTAAACACCTTCTTCTAATTAAATCATACTTACAACCGTCCATCAAAGTATTTAAAGCCGTTTCGTTTGCAATTTCAACAGCTTGTTTGTAACTAAGCTGCATGTGTAGTTCTAGCTCTGCTTTTGTATCTGGTAATTCTGCTGGATCATTTTTGTATAAATCTACATTAAAAAGCTGTTTTGCGTTATCGTTAAACTCTCTTGATTGCATATCAGCCATAAGGCCTTCCATGTACTCTGTTCTTTTTGCTACTCCGTATTGATCTTGCGAATACGCTTTTAGCTCATAACCTCTACCAGCCATACCGTTAACAACTATGTCAACAAATTTAGGTATAATTGGAACTGGTGTCCAGTCTAAGTTTAAATAGCTTAAGTCGCCATTTATTGATAACTCATCTTTATATTTTTGTATGCTTTGTTCTCCCCTCGCGTATAATCTTAAATTATGAAATTTCCTTTGTGTATGTGAAGATCTACTGTGAGCAGGACCATCAAACCACTCTAGCTCTATAGCCTTAGCTACTTTTAAGCCATAGTCTTCAGTCATCTTTTCTAGATCACTTACGACTTGAGAAGGAAAATTTTTATGTACAGACTCTGCCATATTATCGTTTAATTATTGTTGAATTTGTGCCTCTATTATTATATCTGGCTATATTTATATCTACTTTTGGTTTTTCTATTTTAGCATTTGGAGTATAAAGATGTTTATTACAAGCCATTATAGCTAAACCAGAACTTATAGTTGCATCAAATTTTGTTCTTTTTGTTATATCAAATTTACTCCAATCGTTTAATGTATTGTTAAAATACATATTACCGTAAACACCCTCTTTAGTTTCTCCGACCTTTTCTTGTATATACATTTCAATAGCCGCAGCGTGAGCTTGTTTTATATCTTCACTAGAGTTTGGTATACCACCTATTTCTTTTTCTGCTACAGATAATTTATTCCAAACTTTATCAGGTCTGTTCATGCTAAAACCTCTATACCCTCTTCTTCTAAAATAATAAAGTAATCTTGGTTTATTATTTTCTGCAAGTATTGGCATGCCATAAAATACACAAGCCATTAATACATCTTCAAAAAACATATCAGCTGTTTGTGGTCTTGCTATGTATTCTAAAAAAAACTGGCTTGGTGGCGCGTTTTCCATCGAAAACTTAGTTAATCCATGTAGCGCTCCTTTAGATCCTTTACCATCAACAGTACCACTAATATCGTAACTGTCACAGCCAAACGCACCGACGTGCTCATTACCTGGGTATCTAATTCCATTTTTTATAATTTGTTTGTTTTGTATTTCACCAGGTGGTACCCAGCTAATATTAAACCTACCTTTTGGATTTGGATAAAAAATAACTTTCCCATCTTTTACACCATTAACCCATTGAAAATTACCTTTTGTTATACCTAAGCTATTATAAAGACCTTCGTTATAATCTATTTGTTCGTATATTTTAACTAAGTTAAATATACTATTTTTTGACTCATCTCTAAAAGCGTGTTCTGTAGTTCTTGGAAACTGTCTGTAAAACTCGTTTAAAGCATCTTGATCTGACTTCAATCCATCAACTTCATTTTGCCAATTATCTATTACACCTAAATCTATTAACTCTCCATGTGGGTCAACGATGTCGATGTCAGGCGTAGTAAATACAGGAAGTCCGTATTCGTCAATAAATCCTTCATAGTTCCATTCCATTGGGATAAACAAAGAGTACAAACCAGACTTCGTTTGACCATTTCTATTTCGCTCTGTGACATCGGAACTGTTGTATAGTTTTTTAAAATTGTCTCCACCTTTGTCTAATGCGTTTGAAGTCGAGCCCATCATACATTTACCTATAATCCTACTACCTAATCGTAAACATGTTTTTGTAACCCTCCAGTTATTTAATATATTATCGGGTCTTTCCCACTTACCACTTTCATCGTGTACTAGTAAAGATAACTTTTCACCATCATAACTATTATCTCCTGTGTTTTTCCAATCTATTGTAGTGTCTAATCCTTGTAAATCCTCAACCTGTTCGTTTGCTGTAATTTTTCTTCTTGTAAACTTACTGGCTGGTACTCTATACGCCAATTCTGTTTTAGGTCGATCCATACCATCTTGGATAGGTTTAAAAAAGAAAGGATAGTTTATACTAATTGGTACAACTTTATCTGTAAACATTTTCTTAGCATCAGCACCCGTTTTAGACAGTATACCATACCTACTATCACTTGACATTGTTGCTAGATTAACAGTCTCAGCTGATGACATAAAAGAAAAACCAGATCGTCTATTTTTAAGGTAACACATACCATAACATCTTTTATCAGCTTTACATGCCTCCCAAAATATATAAAATATTCTATTAGCTTCCCTAAAATCTGGAGCACCGACATCTATTTTGCTCCATTGTAAATACATGTAGTGTGTTCCTACTATATAAGTTGGTTTACCATTGTTAATAAACCAAAAACCTTCGTCTCTTCTTTTAAACTCCTCATCAATATAATCATACCATTTAGCCTTGTTTTCTTCTGGATAAGATCTCCAATCAAATATATTTTTTAATCTAGCTAAATCTTTAGGATATTCTTGTTTTACCCATTTATTATCTTCGTTCTTATATATTTCTTTTGGTTGTTTTGGTAACGCTATTTGTAAATTTTGAATTTCAAGTATTTCACCAATTTGACCAGTTCTTGATATAACGATAATATCATGTTCTTTATTGTATCCATATTTCCATTTTTTACCACGATTTAAACGTGTTATAGTTGTTTGTTTTATAGGCTCTACAACCTTAACCAAATTTTGCTCGTACATTACTTAGATCTACTTTCTGCGAATCCCTTAAAAGTCTTTTTCTTTGTCTCTTCAGGTGTTTTTCCCTCAAGCATGTTTTTTTCCTCTTGAATTCTGTTAAGTATCTCGAATGCGTCAAATATAGCTAGTTTTTTTGTAGCTGCAGCATTTTTTAATCTATCGGCAGAAACATCATCTTCTGTATTAGTAATAATCTTTTCTCTAGCTACATTAATAAGCTCTTCAACTGCCCTGTGCCCAGCTTGGATTATAAGTTTTTTCGTTTCCTTGATATTCATATTTAATTGTAATTGAATTTGATCTAACTCTGTATAATCTTTGTCCGTCTATAACAAACTCAAATTTACTACGAGCTTTAAATTGTACTAAACTGTTTTTTTCAACAGTACCGTCAGAATAAACAACAACGCCTCTTAGCTGTTCTTTTTCATTGTATAATTCATTTGTTTCTTCTAATGGTTGTAAAAATAAATAACCTTTTAATGGTTTCCAGTTGTTATTTATTTTATAAGCATATATTTGATCTGGATAAACTATATATGTTTTTTCATTAAAAAAACTAGCACTATTTTTTTCTTCAGCATATTGATTGTACCATCTTCTAAAAACGTTGTGATGTACTATAACTGTATCACCAACCTTTATGTCTGTTTCAGAAAGTATTGGTACCGCTTTTACAATAGCTTCTCTATTTATAAATTGATGATTAGATATTTCAGTATTTAAAACAAGTTCTTTGTCACCAATTTTTTTACTATTATTGTATCTTTCACCTTTTGGTTCTATAACAAAACCATAAACGCTTTTCATTAGTATTCTAAATTATATTCTACAGATATAGCCATGTTTTTATTAAAGTCTTTCCAAGGTATAACTTGATTTCTTTTTTTAATATATATAGAATACTTATCGTCCTCCTCTAGTATGTTACAGATGGTATGACCGCCATACACTTCTTGCCCCACGGCATAGTGCATAGCGTCATTTTTATAATCTTTACCTATACTGATTTTACGAATTAACCTCTCCATCTTCTGGGTGTTTAATAGCTCCATCTTTTAGGTCAATATCGATTTTACCGTATTTATCTTCAAGTTTTGCTTGTTGAACTTTAACCTCATCATTCAAGCCAGCCACTTGATGTAAAACTTGATGTTTTTGAACTTCTATTTTACCAAGGTGCATTTGTAAGCCATCTAGCCTAGAAACCACTTCTCTTATAGAAGTAAGTTCATCTGCAGTTATAAATTCAGCTTTTGGTTTTAAGTCTATTACTTCTTTAGACTTTTTTGTTTTTCTTTTTGCCATTTTTTTTAATTTAAGTTAATTTAATTTTAATTGTCTATATCTGAAACGTATTCAATTGTTTCAATATCATCTTCAGTTACACCAGTTCCATCACCAACCCAATCAGAACTATTATCAAACGTATAAGCTGATAACTCTGAAGCTGTTGTGAAACTATTTAGTGCACTACTTATAGTATCACTTGTAACCACTATGTTTTTACTCTTATCTATGCTTCTGTGCATAAATTGTATATTTTCTTTGTTTAAAGTATCAAATACTTCGCTTGTTATTATATAGTATTTCATTTTTTATATTGTTGCTATAGCAGAATCTCCATTTACTGAGAAGTTACCAGATGATTCCCCACTACTATCATTACCATTACCAGCTTCAAAAGTATAATAACCTTTTAAATTACTAGCTGCACTATGACCGGTTGCATCTATTCTTGTACCGCCTCCATATAACTCTGACACTTCGCTTGCTGACAACGCTTTGTTCCATATTGTTAAATCATTGTAAAGAGTAGCTGCGCTGTTACCAGATTTTAGATTATTAGCTGTATTCATTCCTATAGCAACCTCTCTAGATGTGCTAGCACTCATATTACCACCATTACCAACAGTTCTACCACTTGCGTAAAATCCAGTTCCAAGTGTAGAAGCGTTCCAGTAGCATTTTAAATGAGCAGGAGCGGAGCTATTAGTTCCACTCATGGTGAATGTTATCATTGTAAAGTCATCATCACCTACGTTCCCTCTGTTAGTAGCACTCCAATAAGTGCTAGAATTACCAGTTCCACTAGCACTTGTATATAAGTTTGCGGCTGCTCTTGCTGTTCCATAGTTGCCACTGTTAGCATGAAACAACCAAAATTGTTGAACATAATTGCTATTATTTTGACCACGCTCTATATATAATCTATTGTTTGACTCGTTATAAAATATTCTAACTTGTTGGTTTCTTGTTCCGGTACTATCCTCTTGGTTTGAGTGGAAAAAATGTATATTTGTATTTAAGTTAGCCGCCCAACCAGCTTTAACCCAAAATGATATTGTATGTGCTGTAGTACCAGTAACATTCCATGGTGAACTAGTACCAGTAGAAGCAATTTGTATCATATTAGCCTCACCTGTAGTTATAGATTTTGAAACTGCTTTTGTATCAGAAAAACTACTAAGATCGTGATCATAAGCATAAAATTCAGACATTGCATGGGGCGCTTCACCATCAGGTCTATCTTCAGCTGCGTTACCTGTATTAATAGTACCTGCAGTACCATTAGAACACTCTAACAAGCTAGCTTCATCTGTAGCACTAGTATTATAAGTGTTAGTAGCTAACTCCGCTTTAATAGCAGCGAGACTTATAGCACCACTACTCGGGACGGCCATGAAGAATATATTTTAATTCGTTAATTTGTTTTTGTTGATCTTTAATAGCCTCGATTAAATAACCAACTAAGTTACCATAAGCAACTCCTTTGTAATTACCATCATCTATAACTAACTCTGGGGCAACTTTTTCCATTTCTTGAGCTATAACACCAGAACTAGCTTTTCCTGTGTCTACACGATCGAAACTAACTCCTCGCATCTCTAACACTTTCTTACCATCTAATGTTTTAACATTTTCTTTTAATTTTTTATCAGAATATGCTATTACGTCTGCAGAACCAGTTATTGTACTACCTACATATAGTTTTTTAGCGATACTTGCTCCACCAACGGTTCTTAAAGCACCATTACCGCCTGTAGCACTAGAAGAATCTGTTGTGTTACTTATAGTTGTTAAAGCGCTAAATGTTTTTGCACCGCTAATAGTTTCTACTGAAGAAGCAAGGTTTAAAGTATCTAACTTAGTTTTATCTTCAGCAGTCATAACACCCCTAGTCTCTGTAGTTGCATCGTCAAGATCACTAAGATCGCTAACTCCTGAACTCCAAGGTACATTAACAACTAAAGCACCACTAGTATTACCTAGTTGAACAGCATAAGTTCTATTAGCAGTATTTGTTAAAGTAGCTGGTGAAACAGTGTTTGTTGTAGTGCTTTTTATTTTAACACCACCAATAGCGCTAGTTGAAGCTGCTGGTAAATTATCAGTGTGTATGTTTTGTGTCTGTGATACAGACCAATCTAATGTTTGAGCTACACTGTAAGCCGCGCCAATGTTAGTTTTTATTGAAGCTTTATTAGAAGAACTAATATCAGTGCTAGCAACAATAGCAGCTATTACTTGACTATCACTTAACTGAGTATTGTTATAATTACCAGTATGTATATTGGTACCACCTTGGTCTGTAGTCCAGTCTATAATTTGATTGCCTGATGGTATTGTTGGAGTACCACTCAAAGAATTGTATGCTCCATCAAAAGCATCTGTGATTCCATATCCTGATATTGTAGTTGGCTTACTTGTTATAGAACTAAACGTATGTGAGTGTGATGAGGCAGCTCTAGTTGCAACTTGTGTATCTACATAAGATTTAATACTTTGCTGCGTAGCCAAAGCTGTAGCACTATTACTAGACATATTATCTTGATCTAATATAGAACTAACCGTAGCACCAGTGTTACCTAGCTTTAATCCACTATCACTTACTTCTAATCTTTCACTACCACCTGTTACTACTCTCCATTGATCATTAGTGTGAAATCCAAAGTAAGTATTAGTATCGGATTCATGCATTATATTTCCTGGTATGGTTAAATCTCTATTGTGATCTAACAGATTAGTATAATCAGTGTTTTCTGTACCAGCGTAGTTAGATGTTATAAATATATTTTGGAGTGGTATTGTTTGATAGCTATCATTAGAAGGGTTCCAACCATAGAAATCTATTGTTATTCTAGTTGAATTTGCATCGTCACCATCACCATCGTGTAAAGCGCTATCTGACTTAAACATTAAGCCCCAATTGTCTATATTATTATCATTATTGTTTAATGCTGTTGGATCACCACCACTAATTCTCCCACCAAAATCCATTGTTGCGTGTACCTCAAATTCATCATCAGTATTTTTATGCTCAACTAACATTTGACAACCAGGCCATGTAGATCCACTCCAGCCGGTTTGTATACCTATATTTGCTCTAGTAGGCCAACCACTAGATTGGTTTGTTGTAAATCTAAATTTATAATAAGTTGATGGTACGTTCCAATATGTGTCTTGCCTACCATCAAGTAGTTTTCTTATATTAGCCTCTTGCTCAGCCGTTGCCCATTCACTACCGTTCCAATATTCAAAATTCTCAACAGCTTGGTATCTAATAATATCAGCTCTTTGATTTTTAAGAAATAAACTTAAGTTCCTATCACCACCATAATCGTCAAAGTAATATTTATCTTCTATTGTTTCGTGGTACAAACCAAAAGTGCTACCTTCTACTGTTAAATCACCAGTAATACTAGCATCATCTCCAACTACTAAGTCATCAGTAGTGTACAAATGTTCTGCTTGTATTGTTGCACTAGCAGTTATATTATCTACTCCAGTTAAATTACCGCTTATATCAGCGTTACCATTAATGTCTAAAGATGTAGCCTCTACTTCACCGGCAAAAGTTGCTTTTGAACTATTTAATACAAACCAGTTTTCACTAAGCGGAGCGGTTGCTGAGTTATTATCTATTGATCCAGTTTCAACATCAGATCTACCAAGAGCAATGACATCATCTCCAATAAAAGCTATACCGTGATCAGTAGTGCTATTACCAGGAGCTTTTAAATATACATAGTCCCCAGTATTAGCACCCCAACTTGTATATAAAACGTCATGAGTTGTTGCATTACTCCAACTATCGCTTTTCTTTCTAAGTATAGCACCACCAGCATACGACACTATTTCATCATGTATGTCTAAATATCCTGATATATCTGCGTTACCGTTTATATCAAGTGAGGTACCAGTTAATGTTGTACCGGTAATTGTGCCACCACCAGTAATGTTATTACTACCCATTGCAATATTTCCTGACATAGTGCCACCAGTTGTAGCTAAAGCACCTATATCTGAAGGGTCTGTTGGAATAGTTGTGCTAGTAAACGCGTTGCTTTGTAACTGTCTTTTACTAAGAACACCTGTACTGTTGTTTATCATAACAGCATAGGTTTCAAACCCGCCAGAAAGCCCTGAAAAAGTAACAGCAGAGGCGCATGATAAATCAGCGCCACTACCTGTTATTGTTACGTCGTTTAAAAACTTCATTTATTAAATTTTATTTATTATTGTTTATGAATATGTTGGAGTTACAGCGGAAGCGCTTTTCGCAGCCATTATTACAACTCTAACATTAGCAGTTAAGTTTGCTGAAAATTGAACCGTAACCACTGAAGTAGAAGTTGCCGTAACATCAGCATAAATCTCAGTGTAGTTTGTGTTTTCACCAGTTCCAATTTCATAAAGTCTAACCACAACGTCTTTTGTGCCTAAATTATGTGTTATAGTTGCAAGTTTATTCGTAGAGGCGTTTAATCCACCAGCACCAGCAGCAGTTATAGTTGCAACCTTTGAAAATTGAGCCATAACATTTGCACCAGATATTACCACTGCTTGACCTGAAGCACTTGTTGATATACCGTTTGAACCAGTTACATCAAGAGCTGTAGTATAACTATTTGCTGTAGCCGTACCACTATCACTTGTAACAGATGAAAATAGATTTTGTATTATGTTATAACTGTTTGAACCATCGTTAGCAACCCATTTATCTGTTTGTTCAACCCAATGAAGACTAGAGTTGGTTGGATTACCTCTTTCTACTTCAATACCAGAAGTCAAAGTTGAAGAAGGTGTACCAGTTTGATTCTTGTTTAATGTTATAAGATTATCTTCAATTACAAGTTGTGTTGTATCTATCGTTGTAGTCGTACCATTAACAGTTAGATCACCTGTGATTGTGCAGTCATTAGTAACAGTTAAATCATTACCAATTGTAACATCGTCTGGTAAACCAATAGTAATATCACCACCGTTACCAGTTGCTGGAGTTGTGATTTCTATTTCATTAGTAGTACCTGAGAATTTAGCAGTTGTTGTAGAACCACCTGCCGTCCCTAATAAAGACAATGTAGATTCGTTAGAAGATACAGCTCCAACGCTTAAAGCATATCTAGCATCAGTGTTAGTGGTGGTTGTCCAAGGTACGTGAACACAAAGTTTGCCATTAGCATCGCCAATTATACCATACGTTCTATCACTAGCAAAACCATCTAAACCGCCATAAACTGTATTATCAATTGTACCAACAGTGTTGAAAGCGTGCTTACCAAGACCAAATGTTGAGTCGTCCATTTCACTGTAAGTAGTGTTTGTAGCTCCTATAGTTACAACACCAGCGTTTTCTGCTAAACTTACGTTAGAACCTTCTGATAGTAACAATGTTTCAGAAGCAAGTAAAGTGTTATTTGCAACACCATTACCAGTCGTATCCACAGCTACGGTTCTTACAGCGGAATCAGTCCAAGGAACGCGAACAACTAATTTGTTGTTAGAATCTGTTTGTACACCATACCATTTTGTACCTGTGTCACCAGTTTCTTCAGCAGCATTTGCAGAGTTATTTGCAGCAAAAGTATTAGCATTTACTGTAACCGTGTCTGTACCACCAACTACTGTACTTGTACCAGTACCACCAGCAATATCCATTGTATCAGTATCTGCTATAATTTGGTTTGTGCCACTATCAGCTGTTAACGTAAATGTTGTAGCTTTGTGATCTTGCCAAGGAACATGTACTTGTAGTTTATCTGTAGTTGGGTGACGTTCAACAGCATATATTTTAGTTCCAGCATCGCCAGCTCTTGCAGCTGTTGTTGTTGAACTCATAACACCATAAGTCTGTACGTCAAAAGTTACAACTGGAGCTGCGGCAGTACCAGATGTTGTTGTTACTAAAGCAGCACCACCTGTTAAGTCTAAAGTATCACCAGTGTCAACCTGGATGTTAGAACCAGAGTCCGATTGAATAGTCCAGTTTGAAATACTAGCCGTGCCATAAGCAAAGTCTCTCCATATACCAGAACCACTGTTACCAGTTTGATCCCACCATTTAGGTATTCCAGCTGCCGTGTCAAGGATTATATTACCTGAAGTGTTTATACTTGGCGTGTAAGAGGCGGCAGCAACCCTATACATCTTAAGTCGTCTTGCTTCATTTTCTACAAGATCTAAGTGATTTAAAAATTTCATGTTTTATGTTGTTTGTTATTTATTATTAGTTACAAAATGCCTTGCCACTTCCGTCAGCCGACAAATATATTTTTAGTTGGTTGGTACTTATATGTTCTACATCTGGTATAAATATGGTATTACCAACTACACATTGTACAGCTGGGTATTTCCCTAAATTATGAGTAACGGTCCAAGTAGAGGTTGCGTTTGTTTGGGTATGTGTATAATGTTTATCACCTTGATCTGGTCCAACCCATATTTCTAGTACATATACAGCTGGAACAGCAGGGTTAGCTCCGCTTGGATTAGAATGCCAATTACTATTACTAGATACATGTGTCACGGCTAAATCGTAAAAATCACTATGAGTACCGTTAACTGTCATGCTATTAACATCAAAAATTCCATAATAGTTAGGATTACTAACATCATGGAACTTTACTCTTTGTCCTACGTACTCAGCCAATATGTCTTGTGCTGTCATATTTACAGCGTTTGCTATAGCTGTAGCGTAAGGAAACTTACTAACTTTTAAAACGCTTAAACCACTAAAAGGTGTAGATACGTTGTTATTATTTCCTATTATAGATCCAGCTTGAGGTGTTGAGTTGCCATTATAATCTAAGTTGTGATATTGCCAACCTAATGCGCTTGGATCACACTCTGTAATATAATTAATAATAGTTGTATTTCCACCGGTACCACCAGGGCCCATGTGAAAGTTTCTCGTCACACCGTCTTGATCAGTACCGTGTAATTTATCTAATGGATCGAGGGTGTCGATCGCGTATGTACTGATTCTAGCCATAAATTTACTTTTTTACTTTCTCTAAACTTCTTCCACCAAAATACGCACCAATTACAGTTATTAAAACTAACTGCAATAAATCAGTCCATTTATTTTCTACTTTAAAATTAATAGCACCAGCGTCAATAAATATTAATAAAACTGTTGCTACTACTAAAAATACCAAAACTAATGGACGTATATTTTTACTCAGCCATGAATCTGACTGCATGTCCATTTTCCATCGCTCAGTTACTTGCTTTTGCATCTCAGCTTCGTAACCCATTATCATGTCTTTTATTTTTTGTTCAGCTGCTAACTTTTCTTCAGCAGAAGTATGGAGGTTATCTATAACACCTCCAACTCCTTTTATAAGTTCAGTTGCACCTCCTGAAAATATTTTACTTAGCATATTATTTTTTCTTTTTCTTGTTCTTAGATGGTCTTATTTTCTTTTTATCAAAGTCGTAACCAGTGCCTAAATCTCCTTCTTCAAAATCAGTTTCATCTAGATGATCACCTTTTTTATATTCCTTACCACTCCAGTGTTGAGCACCACGAGGTAAATAAGTAGTGTCCATAACTGAGTTATTAATAAAGCTTCCGTCTTCACGGCCAGTAACAAACAACCCTTTGTCATTCTCTTGAACTTTAGACACGTCTTCTATTATATAATCTTTAGCGTTTACATTTTGAGATCTTCCTTCTGAATCTTTAGGGTTAAAATTTCTTTCTCTTTTCTTTTTTTGTAACAATGGAGTTCCTTCTCCAAAGTTTTTGATACCTTTCATTTTATATGCCATAATATTTTTTTATGCGTTATATGCTCTTTTTTCCCATGGAAACTCCTTGCTACCTTCTTCTATCCATTTTCCATTATACTTTATTTTACCATCTTTTCTTTTGTAAGTATTACCATTATACCTAATGTAATCATCACCATAAGCAAGTTTACCACTTTTCATATCATCAATATGCTTTTTTTCGTGATTAACCACTTCTTTTTCTAATGGACTACCTGGTTTTATTTTATTGCTAATATTAATGCTACCATCGTTATTAGCTTCACCCATAACACCAGGATCTAGTTTCTTTCTAAATATAGGAGCTGATTTAGAATTTTTAATACCTCTACTTTCTGAACCTAATTTAAAACCCATTACTTTTTCTTTACATATTTTTTAGCTTCTCTGTAAGCTTTTCTTTCTTGCTTATCTTTTTCATAATCTGCATCAGAAGCGTCAAAAGTAGTTCCGCTAGGTCCTTTTTTAGTTTCTAAGGCTAGCTTTTCTTTTTTAGCAATCATTTCTTTACTTTCAGCTGGTCCTATTTTTTCACTAGTTCCTTTTTTCTTTTTCTTTCCACCTGGAATCCCTAAACTAATAGCGTCTCCTTTTTTTCTAGGTTTTTTATTCCCCATGCCCCACTCAAAAGCTTCATCTTCACCAGTATATTTAGAATAAGCACCTGGACCTCTATATGTTCCCATTGGTACTGGCTCGTAATCTTTACTAGCAGCTGTTTCATAAAAAGCCTTTTCTTCAGGTGTTCTCATATATTGTGGCATCAATTGTTTAACAGGTGAGCCATCAGCGTGACACTTTACTGTTTTTCCGTAAAAAGATGATCCTTTCATTTTATATCCCATATTATCTGTCTTTGTCTTTTATCATATCATTTATAGCTTTATTATAAACTTTATCTGTATATGATTGGTTATTAAAAAATTTGCTTCTCTCTGATGTTGGTAAATCCTCTTCACCTAACAATATTCTATACATTCTACTTATGAGTTGAGAGCACTTAAAAGAAGTTTTAAATACTGAGTATTTTATGGTAGTTCGGTTTCGGTGTCGCCAAACTTCTATCCAATCATTTCTTCTAAGCTTCTCCCATCTGTTCTTATCCCAACTCATTGTGTACACTCCGTTTATAAAGTCTTGTCGGGTAAATCTTCCTTTACAATCGAGGTATACTAATAATTCTAGATCAGCGTCGGTTATGTTGTAAGTTTTACAAGCCCATTTTCTTACTAATCTATAATATTTAAAGAGATTCATTTCTCTTATATCTTGTGCTGTTATTCTCATTCTACTATAACAACATCTTGATCTTTTATAACTTGATATAGCTTATTGCCACAATCTATACTTTCACCTCTATGCTTGTCATAATATACAATATCGTCTTGTTTTAATGCTTGTACAAAATTTCCAACTGATATTATTTTACCTTTTATAAATCTATTATCTACATCTAAATCTTCTGTATATAATAAGCCGTTAACTTTTTTATGTTTAGACTCTAATTTTTCAACTAATATGTAATGTCCTATTGCTTTCATATTTCCCTAGCGTTTGAAATTACACAATCAGCAGATATAATAGTTGAAACTACACTTACAGCATTTTTTAAAGCTGCTTTAGTTACAAGCACCGGATCTATAATACCTCGCTCTACCATATCCACACCGTTACCTGTTACAACATCTATACCATAACCTTTTTCTAACGGTAAATCTTTATACTCTATACCTGCGTTATCTAATATAGTGTAAAAAGGTGCTTTAATAGCTTTCAACAGTATTTCTTCACCTAGTGTTTTATATTTTATTTTTTGAGCTGCATTAAGAAGAGCAACACCACCGCCTGGTACAATACCTTCTTTTAAAGCTGCTTTTGTTGCGTATATAGCGTCTTCAACTCTATCTTTCTTTTCTTTTAACTCAACTTTAGAATCAGCACCCACTTTGACGATTCCAACACGACCGGATAACATAGACAATCTTTGTTCCAGCTTCTTTTTAATGAAACCATTTTTTTCCTTGGTAATAAGCTTTGACACGAGGTCAATCCTTTCTTGCAAGTCTTCTTGTATATCATCTATAGTAGTTATTACGGTGTTTAGTTGATCTGTTACAGAAAACTCAGCTTCTCCTAAGTGTTGATCGGTAATCATATCTAAATCATCACCAAGCTCTTCATCTATTACTGTAGCACCTGTTAATATTGCTAAATCTTCAGTTGTATCTTTTTTAGTAGGACCAAAGCCTGGTAAGTCAATTATATTAACTTTTATATTACCTTTAGCTTTGTTCATCATTAAAGCCGTTTTAACTTGCTGTGAAACCGGAGCAACTATTAACAAAGATCTATTCTTTTTTATAACATGCTCTAAAACGCCTTGAATTTTTCTTATGTTGGGTATTTCACTAGAAACTATTAATACTAAAGGATTTTCTAACTCTGCTTTGTTTTTCTCTTTATCTGTAACAAAATGGTTAGAGGTTAATCCACATTCTATTTGAACACCGTCAACTAACTCAACGTAAGTTTTGTCTGTTTCAGAAGATTCCATTAAAACAACTCCGTTTTTACCAACAGTCTCATAAGCCTCTGCTATAATCTTTCCTAGTTCTTCATCATTATTACAACTAATTGAACTAACAGATTTCAACATATCGCCTTCGATCTTGACAGCAGACTTATTTAAATGTTTATTGATATTTAACAAACAGGTGTTTATACCTTGTTTTATTTCTCTTATGGAGGTTTCTTTATTTATAGAATTATAAACCTCGTTTAAAAGTGATTGAGCAAGGACAGTAGCTGTTGTAGTACCGTCACCTGCTTCGTTCACTGTGTTTTTAGCAGCTTCTTTTATTAGGGTTGCACCTAAGTTTTCAACCGGGTCATATAAGACTACGCTCTGCGCAACGGTTACACCATCTTTTGTAATCACCGGGTTACCCCTGGAATCTTCATATATTACGCATTTTCCAGACGCCCCAAGGGTAGATTTCACTGCTTTAGCTAGTTTATCAACACCAGCTCTAATTTTATTATTAGCTTCATCACCAAAGTTAAGTTCTTTGACAATTTCGCTAGGCAAATTGTATTCCATATTATATTTAATTTAATTTAATTTAACTTTGTGTTTAAAAGGTTTTTACAACCTTTGGACCACTTGCCGCCTCTATTTTTTTAGAGAAATGGTCGATGCTGCCATCGATAGCAGCTTCTGCACCATCTATGGTCTCTCTTCGTGTTACGTCAACCCAATTATCTTCTGAGTCTAATTGTAAACATTCAGTTTGGTAAAATCCATTAGGCAGCTGAGTTATTCTCCAGTTACTTTTAGTAGCTAAGTGTTCCCACTGCTCAATAGTTTCTTTACTCGGTTTTTGGTTGCCAGTAGTTAATGTACTGGTCTTGTAGTATAAATAAGTCATTTTGGTTTATTTTTTGGTTAATATTGACTTGGTCTAGGGTCTTTCCCTATATTTTAATATTCTTTAGATTTATCTTTCATTAATAATCCGGTTTTACTAGCTATAGCTCCTATTGGGTTTAATGCACCAAGAGCTCCTTTACCTTTAGCTAGATCTCCAAAAAATCCTTTAAATGGACTTTTTCCGCTACCGTATTTTTTCATTTTCATGTTAAATTTTGATGTTGCTTTTCCTTTTGCTGGCATAATTATTTCTTTTTAGTTGTTTTTTTCTTTGGCTCGTAACCATCTATTTTCATCATTTTTTCTTTCTCAGTCATTTTAGCAATATCTTCTTTGCTATAATCAGCGCCTGGATAAGCTGGCACAAAATCTTCTTGTGAAACTTTTTTAGACTTTTTGTCAGCTGCAGATCCTTTCTTAACTTTTACTGTTGTTTTTTTAGGAGGTACTGGTTTTTTATTTTCTTTAGGTCTACCAGTAACAGCGCCATCTTTAATCATCATATCAGCATCTTTTTGGGTAAAGCCCTCTGCTAATAACTCTTCTTTAGTTTTATCTCCTGTTTTTACTTGGAATGGAGATGACGTGGCTCTGCCGTCAGCTTTACCAGCATAGTCTTTATTATTTTTTATTGCTCCTTTAGCTCCAAAACCACCCATACCTTTGTATAGTGATGGACCTTTCATTTTAAATGCCATAGTTTCTAGTTTTATTTTTTACAATATTTTCTTTTTATAGGTGTTTCTAAAACCTCTTTGTCATTAGGAAAATTATATTCTTTTCCAGGTTCCATTATTTTAGTTTTTCCTGTTGTTAATCCCTCTCCTTTAATTTTACCTTTTTCCAAAGGTTTACCGTCTTCTTCTTTCATACTAATTTTAGTACCATTTTCATCACCAGGTATAATTTTATGATCTGATGGTGTGTGTCCTTTTCTATAACCATGAGTTGTTCTCATTAAGTTTTTGTACAAAGAAGGTCCTTTCATTTTGTATGCCATACTCTTATTATTACGTATTACGCTATATTTTTACTCGGATTAGATTTAACTTTTGTATTCTTATTTTTCTTTGGTTTTCTCGCAGTTACAGTTTTTGTAGAATCGTATACTACATTTTTCTTTGTTTTGTTTTTCTTTTTGTTTTCCGCAATTTTGTTAGTTACAACTTTATCTGTCTTCTTAAGTATTTCCTTAGATCCTTTGTTAACTGCTTTTTTAACAACTTTCTTTCCTACCTCGTTAGCTAATTGCTTACCACCTTGCTTTACAACTTCTTTACCTGCTTTGTAAGCTAGTTTTGTACCAGCAACTCCTTGACCAACAACAGGAACCATCATAGCTGCATTAACACCAGCATTGATCATGTGTTCTTTGGCTCCTTCTTCGTCACCTGTCCATTTGGAATAACCAGCTCTACCTAAAGAAGTAGCCGTGTTTATTCCATCAGCGATTATACCGAACCCAGGAACGGTTCCAGCTGCGGTTAAAGCGGTTTGACCGTAGTCAAGAGCTTTTTTCCAGTCAAAATGTAAGGGTGAATCGCTATAATTTAGCGGAGTATGTCCATAACCCTTCTTTTTTAACTCTAAATGCTTTTTATATGTATTAGCTTTTATAGCGCTTTTACCTTTATACATCATGTGTGGCTCAAATTTCTTTTTAGATAGTAAAGGTGGCTTTTTTTCTAATTTTGTACCTTGTTTTTTCAGCTCTGTTTGTTCTTTTGTTAAAACAGTAGGTCTTTTCGACGCTTTGTTATTTTTTCTTGCTTTTTGTGTTTTTGCTATACGTCCACTAGCATCGGGATCGTTAGTGGTTTTAGTTGGACCATCACCAACTGGGTTTTCATAAGCGTTATACTTGGCTTTTGTCACAGTTTTTCCACCTATCTTGTACCAATATGGCTCAATTTTTTGCTCTAAAGGGGTTTTTTTATTTTTTTTAGTCTTAGGAACAGGTTTTCCTTGTTTTTTCCAGATTTCTTGCCCTTTTTTGTCTAAATCTTCATACCTAACAACGTCTTCTTTTTGTTTTTTTAAGAACTCGATGTCTTTTGAGGTGTAACCTGCTGGATATGTTTTTTGTTTTAATGCGCTTTTCATGTTACCTTAATTTATTATATCCTCCGGTTACTAAATTCTTCACTCTTCTAGACTTTGGACGTTTTGTAAATACTTTTTTTACTTTATTTTTAGTAGTTTTTATAGCGTCACTAACTTTTTTCTTAGTTCTTCTAACAGATCTCTTTATTTTATTCTTAGGTTTGTTTTTTTCTTCTGTACGCTTCTTTATTTCTTCCTTTTTCTTTTTAACCTCTTCTCTTTTCTTAACTTCAGCTAAAGCATCTTCATCTAAACTTACCTCAGGAGCTGTATACTCCGGCATTTTAACCTTTTTTAGCTTTCTAGGTAATCGTTTTCCTCCTCTTATCTTTTTAACCTTCTTCATCTTCATTTTTTTAGGCTGATATGTCTCACCAACCTTTTCACCGTCAGCGTACCTAGTTGTTATAGTAGCTCCGTCTGCTCTTTTAACAACAACGTTCTGTATTTTTTTACCAGTATCAGGATCAGTACCTACATTTTTAATAGGTTTAACTCTAGATATACCATCGCTGTTCTGTATTTTTCTGTCCTTACGCCTTTTTTGATATAAAGCTGTTTTAGTTTTAGCCATGTTATTTTTTATTTTCTTTGTATTTACCTCTTTTGTGAAATTTATCAGCTTTATCATTTGCTGCGTCTTGCATTTTCTTTCTTTCTTCTGGAGTTGCGTTGTCGTACTTTTTCTTTTTAGCGTCTACCTTTTTTTGAAAGTCAGATTTTTTAGCGTTTGGGTTTGTCCATGTATCACCTTTCTTTAAACCATGTACTTTATTTTTAGACCCGTCTTTCATTACTTTTTTATTACTACCAGAACCTACGCCAGCTTCGTCTTCTTTCTTTTCTTGCTCGTTTGCTTTCTTATTTCGTAAATATTCTTCGTAAAGTCTTTTGTCAGTCTCATACTCAGCTGCAGCATCGTTCATTTGACCATGTGCAGTAGTTGTAGATTTTTTAGGTTTAGGTACAACCTCTTGTTTTTTCTTTTGTTTGAATGGAGAAGATCCATAGAATGAGGATCCTTTTAGTTTGAAAGCCATAGCTATTATTTTTATTAGTATACTAATTCTTATTATCACTCATAAAATAGTGTTTTTACAAAGTGTGACACTAGCTAGTTACTATATTCCTATTAATAGGCTAATGTCATAAAAAAAGTTATCGTAAATATTGGGGTACAGTGTTGCTCCTCCCCTACACCACTGCCCACCCCTGGTAAAACGCATATTTTTTGGCCCACCCGGGCGTTTTGTATTAGTATTATCACATTTTTTTCGTATTAGTTTTGTATTTAATTTTTACAATGTAGATACGACTTACAATTGATAATATTAATGTAAATAAACTCAAAAGATATTTAACATGAAACTCAAAATTGATAACTACATTGCAGAAATAATTATAATAATATTAATAATAATAATTGCAAGTTAAATACGACTCAATAATGATAATATAAATGTAAATAAAATAAATAAAGTTATGCGCACAGTGAAGTCGCGGGCAATAGCACCAACTAACAATATAAGTAATAAACAATGTGTATACTTTTACAAACAAAATACGAGATATAAAAGATAATATAAATAACTAAAATAAATAACTAATTAAAAATTGAAATTATGAAATTAAATTCTAAAAGATTTGTGATAAGAAAGTCACTAGTAGGTAAAAATGCAGTAGTAACAGTAAACTTCAAAAATGGTAAAACTGCAAAGTATAATCATGACAAAGTATATGAAATTATGAAGTCAAAATTGGAAACTTTACCATGTTGGACAAAGTATAAAAGTTATACTGCAAGTAATAACGTGCCAGTAGTAGCCAGAGAAGCTTGCGAGTAGTACCAAAATTTGCTCGATAAATACCGCTCGTGAAGTGCTGATTAGCGAGTGGTGGGCAGAGACGTAGTTGAGTAACATTTAGCGTCTTATAAACAATGCGAATGACAACAGTGTGAATGGTTAATAGTAGTTCGATTCTGCTCCACACTACAATTAAAATAAATGTTTAACTTATAAAATATATAACTATGAAAGTAACTTGTAAAAAAACTGGAAAAGATATGACTAGTAAAGTAATTAAAGCTTTAGAAAAATCAATAACAAAAGGTAAATACACTATCAAAACTGTGTATTCAAGTGACCCGCACTTAAATGATAATATGTGTGAAAGCTTTTATAAAAATTCTAACAAATGAGAATAATAATAAGAAAAGTAGCGGGAGTGTGGATAGTTCAGTGTAGTGAATCACAACAAATATACTTCACGCATAAAAATATAATGAAGTGTTTTCAATACAAATTAAATACGAAATTAGTAAGATAATATAATAAATTAAATAATATGTCAAAAAGAAATTACAAACTAACTATAGTTGATTATGGCTACAAGGTTGAAGCGTGGGATAGATATGGTAAATACGTATGTGTATACGAGAAAACTCGTGAAGATGCTAGTAAGTTTATACTCGACTGGTGGGAAAAAGCAGATGAGAATAAGAAATCAGATGAGTTAATGGCAAAAGCTATTATGCAGTGTATACAAATAGACAAAGAAAATGGCATAGTGTCAGGCAATAGAGATGGATTAGATTAAAATAAATAATATGAAGAAAGTAAAACTATGTGTAGCAGCACTTCTGCTAGGTGGGTTTAGTTATGGCCAAAGCACCTCAAATACTACAAATAATAACTACATGTATAGCAATTTATACGAAGAAACTAACGAGCAGTTTAAAGCTGTAGAGTTTATGGTTGAAGATGTGATCGACGCTATTCGGATGGATATGTTCTATGGTCACTTAGAAAGACAACGTGGCGAATATTATATCAAAATGATATTAAGTGTTAAGTCAACTAATAGAGACATAATGGCGAATGTATTTACTCACAGAAGCAAAACATTAGGTGAAATGCAACTAATGCTAGACAAGAAATTGAAGTGAAACTAACAAACAAACATAAAAGAGGAGTCAAAAGGCGAGTAGATCTCGAGCAAGGTGTGAGACCACCAGGCTCCTCTGTGTTTGTTAACAAAAAGAAATATACAAGAAAACACAAACATAAAGAATTATGGAGAAAAGAGTAACAATGAAGTATATAACTGTACTAGATTTTGAAATAGGTCAAGTATTCCAGTATAATATAGAAGGAAGAGTAACAATATTAAAAGGTAGCACTGTTTGGTATCCAGAATCAGAGTCGTGTGAAGAGTTTTTAAGCGGAGTTGGTCATAATTTAAGCAATTGTGAGTGGATGGTGCATAGTGATAATGAAATAATTACAAAATAAATACGATTACTATTGGATAATATATACAAATAACGAATATGAATTGTGTAAAATGTAAAAATATAATACCTAGCGGCCGAGTTCAACTTGGTTACAAAGTGTGCGTAGACTGCTCCACGACCGAGCGATACGGTTGCGCACCACTAATCAACCACAAGACCGGTAATTCCATACAGATTATGTCAAGCAGTGACGCTGCACGCATAGCTAAGTTGACTCGTCGCAAAGGTTATGGTACAATGTTGGGATAATTACAATATAAATACGAACATAGTAGGATAATATAAACAAATAAATAAATAAATATGCAGAAAATTAAACACTTAAGAAATGACTATGTGCAACTCGGCAACTTAATCTACAAACCATACACTGTATGTGATTTACCTGCCAACTTCGGTTGTATAGAGTTTCAAGAAAAAGAAGGAATTAGCGAATGGTTTAACTACAGAGGATATACTTATCTCTTTGACAAAGTAGCAAAAATATGAATATAAAAGAATATAATAGTGACCCAAGATACTGGGCAGTATGGGAAAAGATGCAACTACTTGGCATACAAGATGTTAGCACGGATAGACAAGAAAAAAATGGTACAATAGTTTGGCGATTACCAATCAAAAATAACTGGCCAAGACAAAATGCTAGTTTTATTGAAGTGGCTAGTTTTAGCACTGGATATGTAAGAAACCAGAATAGTGGTTACAGTAACTATCAACTCAACAAAAGATGTATGGGCGAACCAGAATACTTCAAGAGTTATAAGTGGGTTGATGGTGAGCAAGTATGGGACGGTAAATATAGAAAGTTTGAAACTCGTAAGTGTGTACTAATACCAATAGAAATAGAAAGATTAGAGTATTTATTAAAGTATTGTATTAAAAACTATTATATTAAACATGCTAATCAAGTACCGAATGGTGAGTTTTATCCAAAGTGGATGTATGAAAGTGACAATTTAACGCAAGATAAGTATAATGAGGCGTACAACAACGGTTACAGTGATGGAGTCACGGAAACTCTTAACAATCAAAAAGTAACAGTAATAGTAAATGAACAAAAATATAAGATAATATAATATGGAAAGAAAAATATTTTGGAGTGATAAGGCTTCACCAAATGGAAAATATCGTGGTGGTATATACTTCAGGTCTTTTGACTTAAACAAATTCATGAAACTAGTAGAAAAAGAAGAAGGAGAAGTAGTTGGTTTAGAATTTGAAGACAATAATGTAAATATAATAATAAAAGAATATGATAAATAGATTATTTGGAAAGAGATTAGGACAAGATGAACAACTATTAAAAAATATAGAAGAATATGAGCAAAAAGAGAAAATTAAACAGCAAGAATCCGAAATACTGGGACAAAAGCCAGGTAACCGAAAAGCCAATACTGAAAAAAGTATTGATGAAAGAGGTTAAAGGCTGTAAAGTATACGGAGTATGGTACAAATAACGAGGTGAGGGTGGTAGCGCGTGAGATGTGTTGGTATGAGGTTCTTAGTCCTCCCTTCTTACTCACTTGGCAGAACGGCAGGATAAAGCAAAAATACGAGAGTAAGCTAATGCACTTATGTGATTATGGGCGCTCGTATAGAACCACACCTGCCCGACTTCGTTTTATAATACTTAGTAAGGGTCTCCTAGGCTCGCCCCGAAAAGTATGACACTAGCTCCTTAAGCGATAGCAAGGAAGAACAAAGATCGAGCACGAAGAGGTTTGGGATAGACGTTTCACGAAATCTCCAATAGAATAAAACTTTGTGTGTCGAGCCTTGTGCTGTTGGGAGTAGGAAACTAGGTACTGGAGATACAGGAAACACGGTTGCGCTCGTGCTGAAAACAATGAGGTTCGATTCCTCACTAGTTACAAAACAAATACGAATAAAGTAGGATAATATAAATGTAAAATCAATTAAATTAAATAGTATGACAAAAGAACAATTAGAAACAAATTTAGCAGCGTTAAAACTGCTACAAAACGAAACAAATGAAAAGTTAGCTGACCACAAGGTACAAATATCTTTGTTAGAAAAACAATTAGAAGACATTAATAAGCCAGAAATCACACCTATGATGATAGATGAGATTCATAGTGCTGTAGAAAAAGCTATTGAAGGCTTTGACTTTAGCAATAATGATAACTATGAGTTTGAGTTTGGTATGGAGTATGACGGTAAGGTGTTCGTTGAAAACGTAGACTTACAATGTGCTTATGAATTGACAGAAAATATAGTAGATAAAGTTTGCAACTTATTCAAAGAAGCCGAGTGTCCAACTGATAAAGATGAAAGCGATGAAACTAACAAGTAAAAAAGTAAAACAATATATGGAATGGCGAACAGATGAAGAGCTAAGACATTGCCCTGATGCTATCGCTAAAGCTTGTAACGACTTGTTCCAAAAATACCACGGTGAGTTTGGTAAAGATGACGTAGAAGCTAAAGACTTGATGAAACTGTTGTTCTTCAATGATCCTATACCTCAACTACACACACATAGTTATGGTTTCCATACGGCAACAGGTAGACATATTATAGAAACACTAAAAATGAAATATTATGAGTACGAAGACTAAACAAAAATTACCTAAATGGTTTAATGGCCAGGTATATAAAGAAGGGGGAATGGTAACAAATAGATTCTCTGGAGAAGAATATAAATTAAATAACGTAGAACTATCCATGTATGACTTTATAATGGGTGCAACTATGGTTTATGAGTTAGGAATGCTTAACTCTCCACACCATTTACAAGAACTTAGAAAAGGTCTTGATTGGTTTAAAGTGCACAACGCAGAAGCATATATGGTATTATTAGATTAAATTATGAGTACAAGAGCGCAAATTAGATTTGCTACGCGAGAAGAAGGAGTATCGTTTAGTGAACACCCAAAACAAATACACGCACAATTTTACAACCACAGTGATGGTTACCCAGAAGGATTAGGCGTAGAAATAGCCGAGTCTATTATGAATACATATCCTGTTAGTGGTTGGGAAATAGAACCATTAACACATAAACATGGTGATTTAGATTTTATATATTACATATGGCAATATCCAGGAAAAGAAACATGGATAAGTATATTTGAAGTTAATAGTTTTGGCCATTGCGAAACCTGTGGTCAAGATGTACTACTTGAGGATCAATGTATCTTTGTAGGATTACCAACAGATTTACTTAATAAATACAAAACAAATACGAATGACCAAGGATAATATAAATATGACAGACGAACAAATAGATAAAATAGCTTTAAGAGTTGTTAGTAGAATGGTAAAACTAAAGTCAATGCAAGACTGGTTTGATCACGTTAACAAATCAGATGCCTCGTGGACTAACTATGAGGAGCTCGAGCTTGATGAAGAAGCAGCTGCATTCGGCGAATTGGCAAAACTAATGACCTTGATGGACATCTTTAAAAATGATGAAGCATACGAAAAATGTGCTATAATAAAAAATAGAATAACCGCGGTAAAAAAAATAATAAAAAAGTATAACAAATGATGAGAAAAAAACCAATGCTAGCTTACCCAGTAAGCGACAAACCAATTAACTATGAAGACAAAATATTTATGCAACCAAAGCTCGACGGCGTTCGCTGTGTAATACAGTGTGATAACAATGAAGTAAAAGCATATTCACGTACAGGTAAAGAGTGGAAAAATATTGACCATATCTTGTTTAATCTTAAGCCTTGGTTTCAACTTAATCCTAATGTTATACTCGACGGCGAACTGTATAATCACGATCTAAAAGACGATTTCGAAAAGATTATATCATTAGTCAGAAAACAAAAACCAGATGATATAGATATGCTAGAATCAGCCGATATGGTACAATTTCATTGTTACGATATAGTAGATGAGACTAAAACGTTTGAACAGCGTAGTAAGTTTATCACACAAACTGTACCACGCAATCACTGTGTTAAACACGTACCAACAATGCTAGTACCTACAGAATCTCAAGCTCAAGTTAATCACGCTAGAAACCTAGACAGTGGTTACGAAGGCTCTATATTACGTACTAATGATACGTACGCTTGTAAACGTTCTCATAATCTACGTAAGTTCAAAGACTTCAGCGATGCAGAAGCTACAATCGTAGGTTATCTAGATGGTAAAGGCAAAAGGACTGGCACGCTTGGCAAGTTCATAATGCAAGATGACGAAGGTGTAGAGTTCGGTTGTCCGCCGGGCAAAGGTTACACCTACAAGGATCTTAAAGTTATGCTCGATAACATAGGTGACTATATTGGCCAACGTGCTACCTTTACTTTCTTCGAACGCACTAAAGCAGGTAATTACAGACACCCATTATTTAAATGTATTAGAAATTATGAATAAATTAATAGCAATAATATTATGTGCCGCTACATTTCAATTAGGTATGACAATAGCCTATTATGACGCGGTAATATTAAGAGATCCACCTATACACTACGAGATAGAAAGTAGGTATTTAAACTACACAGAAAAAGACTGTTTTACACAGTCAGACGTAGAGCTTATTGTCTTCGGTGAAGTGTTACAACACCAAATAGACTGTGAAAACTGTGACGAAATAGATTAATTATGACAAGAAACGAACAACAAATGTATAAGGACATTAGCGACTTAACTAAAGCTTTGACTAAACTAGTTAAACTATTAGAAAAAATGGCTAAACAACAACTATGAATATATTTTATTTAGATAAATGCCCTGAAAAAGCGGCTAGACTACAATACAACAAACATGTAGTTAAAATGATACTTGAGTCAGCACAAATGTTATGTACTGCTCATCATTGTATTATGGGTGAAGATGCCGATGTACCTTATAAAGTAGCGCATAGGAATCATCCATCAACTAAATGGGCTAGACAATCAGGTGAAAATTATACTTGGTTATACAGACACATGATGGAACTAGGTAGAGAGTATGAAAGACGTTATGGTAAAAAACATCTATCTATTATAAAATGTGAAGATCCATTATCTATACTACCTGGCGGTATATTAGAAACAGGATTAACTGAGATGCCTCAGTGTATGCCAGATGAATACAAAGATAAATGTAGTATACAAGCTTATTGGAATTATTACATAGGCGAGAAACACACAATTGCAAACCCTAAAACAGAAAAAATATATGAACGAAGACCTTAGAGAAAGAATAAGAAAATTTAATGAAATTAAATATGGTAATAATGATAATGAAACAAGAATTATTATTGCAAAATTAAAACCACAGGGGACTGTGACAACAGCCCCTAAATAATATAAGTAACAGGCTAATGTCACACGAAAGAAACCTTAGATACCTTAATAATAACCGCATCGTCTATCGACGATTTCCCATTACAGACAAACCAACACAAGAAAATGAAGTGTATATGTTTTATGAAAACGGTACACATGAATGTTATGAGTTGTTTAGGTCAGCAGCAAAGATAACTACGTATAGATCTTTGAAATGGCACTTGTTAGTATTATGGTATCTAAACCCACAGCTTGATCAAGATCAGTTTTTAAGACTTGCTCAAGTAATTGCTCATAAACCAAATGGTTTTATATCATTTAATATGAGTGAAAACTTGCTATCAAAGATAGTATATGAAGTTAGTATGATGGAGTTAGATGAACCACCTAAAAATAAACTACGTAAAGTAATATTTAAACCTTTTAATCGCATGTCAAAAGAAGAAAAATTACGTATTGTTGGTGAATTGATAGGTAGATCTAGAAGCGTTACGCAAAGCGATATATATGATTTAATGCTGTCAATACATGATAGTAACAGAAAAATAACTATAAAAAGATTAGCATTACATTTAAACGTATCAACAAGAACCATACATAGAAATATGTGTGAAGAATTAAAACGAGAAAAAGAATTATTAAACAAACAATTATGAGAAGACTAATATATGATATGTACTATGCAAACGAAATAAACGTTGACGTAGCTATAAGATTAATAGATAAACTGAATTATTATTTAGATAGAAAAAAATATTAAAATGAAAAACTATAACATACAAAATTATATAAGATATAAAAAAGACCTAGAACAATCATTAGATAGACTAAGTAAAAAACCAGTAAAAAAATATGAGGATTACAGTAGAGATGATTTAACGATATTATTTATGCCGCTTGTAGAAAATATAGCTAGAAAGTTTGCTACATCACAGCAAGCCTCAGGTGTTATGAGTATAAACGATATTATACAAGAAGGTAATTTAAACCTAGTAAAAGCAATAGACCGTATTGATTGGGATACAATAGCTGATTCAGAAGATCAAGAAAAAACAATGAAGTCTTTTCTATCCAAGCGGATTAAAGGTGGTATACGTAGGGCAATTGATATTAATAGAGGTCAAATGAGATTACCTGAGCACGTGACAAACAGTATACGCAAAAACTTTGGTAAAGATAAAAAAATGGTTGCAATGTTTTTTAACTCTATATTTTTAAGTATAGACGCGGGGCCAAGAGACGATGATGATTCTTTATATCAAATTGAAGACAAATCAGAACCATACAACCAAGAATTTTTAAACCTTTATTTAATGAGTTTATTAAAACAACACCTTACAGATAAAGAATATGAGGTATTAAGATTAAGTTATGGACTTGATTGCGACAAACATTCTGCTAATGAAATAGCTAATAAATTAGGTATAAAAGGCAAAGGTGCTTATGTGAGAGTTTCAACACTAAAAACACAAGCTGTACAAAAACTCATTGATAATGTAGACCACTCGCAAGTGCTTGACTATCTATAAGTTAGGCAGAGTGAACAATGTAAAAATGAATAATAACGTGTAATTATATATATACACCAAAAGACCAAATTATGAAAGAATTAAACCAAAAACTAGCGGTCATACAGACAGAGCTAAAAGCGAAAAAGTCTTCGTATAATTCGTTCGGTAAGTATTACTTCCGTAAATCAGAAGACATTCTAGAGGCAATAAAGCCTTTCTTAGTTAAACATGGCGTTACAGTTACGATCAATGAAGAAATGATTTCTACTGACCCTGTTCCAACACTTCAATCAACAGCAACAATATCAGACGGTAAAGATGCTATACACGCTACAGCATTAGTCGGTGTAGACTTGTTACAAAAAGGTATGCAAACAGCACAGCAGTTTGGTGCAGCATCAACTTACGGTAAAAAGTATGCATTAGGTAATTTATTGCTTATTGATGATACAGAAGACGCTGATTCAGGTGTTAAACCATCAGTAGCTATTGATAAAATTAAGAAAGCAGCATTACCAGCTATAACAGCTGATCAAATGAAAAAAGCTAAAGAATATGTAACAGCTGGAGGAGATATTAATGCTATTAAGTCTAAGTATAAATTAACACCAGCACAAGAAAAGCAATTAAATGTTAAATGAAAAAAGTATTAATACTAGTTCCTATAATTCTATTGATAGGATATTGTGTAAACAAAAATCAAATGAATAAAAAGCAAATAATAGAAAAGCTTAAAATTGACGAAGAATACTACGGAGAATTTGGTAATCAATTTTTATCCAACTCACACGTTGGTAGATTACTAAGAGATCCATTAAATGTATTTAAACCAAGCAAACCATCGCCTGCATTTTTAGTAGGAGGTTATTTCCACACTTGTATATTAGAACCAGATAAAATAGATAAGTATAAAGTTGTTAAGTCAACAACAAGAAATACAAAAGAATATAAAGATGTAAGTGGTGGCGAGCTTTGTCTACTTCAACACGAGGTAGATCAAATCGAACTAATGAGAGAAAAAGTTATGTCTAACGACATATGTGCTGATCTTATTATGGGTACAGATGGTAAGCTAAATGACTTTGAAGTACCTATGGTTGCTGAGCTGTTTGGTAACATGTGGAAAGGCAAAGCAGATATAGTTAATCATAACGAAAAGTTAGTTATTGATTTGAAAACAACTGCTGACATTGATAAATTTAAATGGTCAGCGTCTAAGTATAACTATGATTCACAAGCTTATATTTATAGTAAGCTATTTGGATATGAAATGTTATTTATAGTTATCGATAAGAACACACATCAAATTGGTATGTTCGACTGTTCTCCTGAGTTTTACTCAAGAGGAGAGGAAAAGGTGCGTAAAGCAAGCGAAGCTTATGACTTGTTTTACAAGACCAAGGACTTTGATCCTAAACAGTATTTCATAAGTAGAACCCTTTAAAACCAAAATTATGGCAA